AAAAAAAAAAAAAAAAAAAAAAAAAAAAAAAAAAAAAAAAAAAAAAAAAAAAAAAAAAAAAAAAGAGAGAGAGAGAGAGAGAGGTGAGATAATGGAAAACATATCCAGAGGCAAGCGAGTAGATAACGGCGAGTGGATATATGGGTACTACATAAAGTATCAAGGCGAGCATTATATACTGCTCCTAAAACCTAAAAGTTTTTTAGGTGGTTTTATCAAGGTGCACTTCGATTCAGTAGGTAGACACACCGGAAAGAAAGATAAAGAAGACACTGAGTTGTATGCAGGTGATCTAACAAAAGATATATACGTCTCAGGTTATTCCATATATGTAATCTGTTTTGGTGAATACGATAACGACAAATGTTACGATACGGAGATAAGTGGTTATGGCTGGTATACTAAAGAACATGCCTTTTTTAATGACGGAGACAGAGAGACTACTATCCGAGAATTTGACGATGTTTTAGGTACTACCCATATAGGTAACATTATAGATGATCCTAGATTGTTGGAGACTAAATAATGGAAAACATACCCACCAGAAACACACTACACAAGGTGCCGGGGAGTCCTCCTGACTGCCCGCCTAAGCGTCTAAAGTATTTTAGTTATGCCGAACTCCACCGGGCGTACACTTCTATCCTGAGAGACGCTGAAGGTGCCGGGGCCTGTGGGCCTATGGCTTATGCAATACGTCAAGAGTGGCTGCATAAAGGCTACCCTAAAGGCGTACTGGATAGTATAGAAAAGCGGTTCAAGGGCACTAAGAGAGGCGTAGAGGCACAAAGAAAAAAATATTAAAAAGATTAAAGAAAAAGCTTGACATAGCCGAATAGTGTGTAGTAAGATAGTAATGTATTAAGAAAGTAAATAATAGATCGATGAGACGACAAGTAACACGAACAGGCAAGAAAGGAGGTGTGTTATGAGTCTATAGCGTAATGCTAAAACTAAAAATTCGATTGCATCATAATACATGCGAAACATGACTGATAACTTTTAGGCTCGTGTCTTTAATACGAGGGCACGAGGCTAAGAGATTAGAAAATAAATCTTCTTCACCCTCCTCCTGAGACCGGGAGTTTAGCGGCTCCCGGTTTTCTTAAGCGAGGCATATTTTAAGAGAGGTAAACATGAGAGACACAGTGAGCGATACAAAAACTATTTCTAAAAGAGCAAAGGTAGATTTCCTGTTATTTCTACTATTTTCCACCGTAGTATTTTTTGTGTTATTAGCTGCCCTATTAAACGGTGGTTGTTCTGCATGGGGCTTTGAAAAGCATATTTACGATCCTAACGGAAAAGTTATAGCCAAGGTAAAACTGTCAGGCTGTGATCTATTTATGCAGAGTGATATCGATAAGGTATTCTACGAGGCAAAAGGCAAAGACCGTACTCTGTCTATAGGTAATGTCCAGCGGTCTCCTGACGCTAACTCTATCAAAGAAGCATCCAAAGGTGCCGTTGGTTTAGCCGGTAAAGTATTGGGGGCACCATGATACAGCCATCTAAACAAATAAATGATTTAGTAATACTCGTCAAGGGTGTTTTCACTGGTCAGGATATAGAGACTATGGGTAAAGCAGTAGCAGACACCCTGCATGAAATACAACAGGAAGAGATACGGAGAACCAAAGAGGAAAAAGCTTTAGAAAATGCTATCGCCCTGCAGTCCGATCCGGTGCATAGCAGGTGGGGCGAGTGGAGCCTTTTGAATTAGGAGATACCATGACTAGAGACGAAAAAAAGTACGGTGTGATTTTACCTTACGACGATATCAAAAGCGGCCTACAGACTTTCGATATATTAAACTGTGTCTACGGTACCGAGCCTTGGAATCCTATCCACTGGATAATGGGAGCGATAGGACACTCTGCTATGGTGTACAGGTGTGCGGCTACAGGGCAGCTTATGGTATACGAATCCACGCAGACAAGTCGCAGGGATAAGCTGTCGGGCGTACAGTTACGCCCTATGAAAGAGTGGCTCAACTACCCCGGAAGAATCTATTTTAGACGTACTGTGTTTAGTGATCTCTTACATAGAGAGTCTGCTCTAAGAACATGCGACGGACACATACAAAAATACAGAGGTACCGCTTATCCTAATCTGAAACAGAGTAGATGGTTGTGGTTCTTGATTAACGCCGCAGTAGACTTGCCGTTCAGGAACTGTTTAGAAAATCCTGATATAGATACAGTGATGTTTTGTACGATGCTGATAGGTCACGTATTCAGGTATTGCGGTATGCTTGCCGACGAGAAAGCCGAGTATTTCAATCCCGCAGAGATGGAGCCTGACGATCTTAGAGAGGACATAGAAAGGTTTGTATCTTTTCTATCTTCGGATATAACAGTAGGCCCTGAACATCGACTAAAGTAAAAAGTAGACTAAAAGCAAGAAGTTAAGAGGTAAAATAATGAGAGAACAATTTGAGGATTTCAAATTCAGAAAAAGTAGTTTGTTGGTTATTGAGCAGGCCAACAATATAATCGATGAGTATGTTGGTGAGGGTTTTGATTTAACACTACGTCAGTTATACTACCAGTTTGTAGCAAGGGATTTAATAACTAATAACCAATCATCATACAAGCGGATAGGAAGTATTATCAACGATGCTCGTCTTGCTGGTATGATTGATTGGGATAGTATTAAAGATCGTACCAGAGAATATAAAGATGTGTCTCACTGGACGAGTCCAGAAGAAATCCTTGAGGTGTATAGCGAGCATTTCAAAATGGATACCAGAGAAGACCAGCAAGACTATGTTGAAGTGTGGGTAGAAAAAGAGGCTCTGGCTGGTATCGTAAAAAAGGCATTTAGAGGTGTAAAACATGAAAAATAAATTACAAGATAAACAAAGAAAATTCTCTATAGCTAATCGGCTTAGAGAGGTGCGGCAGTTAAAAGGCTTGACACAGTTTGATATAGCTACTGAACTGCAGTGCACTCAGGGTCAGGTCAGCCAGTACGAATCCGGTGCCGTAGCCCCCTCACTTGAGGTACTAATAAATCTATGTACAGTTTTGGGTTGTTCTCTGGATTATCTGGTAGGGAACGACGTAGATAACCAAGTAGGCCCTAGAGCAGAGATGTTAGGCTACTTCGATGAGCTTACCCCTGAGCAGCAAGACTTATTTGTGGTTATGCTTAAAGCAGCAGCCGATAGAGTTATATTTTTAAGAGGGTTTTGATATGCCAGTTAGGTATGCTCAAATAGAAGAAATTAGGATGCGTAAAGATATAGCCAAGATGGGCGAGGCTGTTGCGGAGGACAAGTGGTTCCATGTGATATCATCCGAAAAGCTTTTAATAGATGTCAGAGCAGCGTATGCGGCGTACTGCCGCTGTTTCAGTGGTGCAGTTAGACAGAATATACTGGAAATTAATCTTATGTTTCCTTGTAGATAAAAAATATTTCACTTTTCTTAAAGAAAAGACTTGCAATGTGTCGAAGATAGTATTATACTGTATTAAGTAAGACTCGACGGTAAAAGAAAGAGGTAAAACATGACGACTCAAAGTAATTTAGTATTACCAGCAATAAAAGTGATTAACAAAGAGTATGGGTTACACTTGACCGATACTGATATATACATTAACGAGGAAGTAATATACGTATCAACAACTAAAATAGCTGAACTCTTAAGAACCAGCCACCACAATTTCAGTAACCAGTATGCAAAGCCTTTAATGAAAAGTGGTGTGGACAGGGTGGTACTCGGCAGGCATAAATACTATAACATACAACAGGTTTTAGATGTAATTGCCTGTTCGATCAAAAAACAAAAAACTATATTTGAAGTATGCGAGATAAAAATTAAAGCTAAAAAGAAAAGAAAGAGGTGAGCCGTGGGCATGAGAGAATTAGAAAAAGCCATCTTGTCAGAGGCTAGATGTATAACTAAAAAACCTAAACTGAAAATGGTGGATATACTTGAATGGTCAACAAGTAAAATTCAGAAGCACGAGGGGGAGACAATATATAAGTTGCCGGATATAGAAGTTAATATATCAATCAAAGATTAAGTTGTTAAGATAAAAATTAAAGCTAAAAAGAAAAGAAAGAGGTGAGTCATGGCTGCTGATGCTGTAGTAGATGTTGTGGTAAGATATAAGGGTATCAAATGCCCTAATCCAAATTGCGGATCGTTGGATAACTACAAAGGTGGTCAGAATCTAAAGACCACTGATTGTGTTACTCGCAGGAAAGAGTGTAAGAATTGCGGCACTGTATTCACAACGGTAGAGGTGCCTGTAAAAGTGGTGGAGATAAAAAATAACCACACCACACAGTAAAAATGTAACCGAAACAAAATTAAAATAATAACTAAGAAAGGTAAAGGTGAAGCGTGGCAACATTAGCGGAACAAATAGCAGCAAAGAGAAACGCAGCAGGCATTACAGCACAGCCCACAGCGGCTGGTGCTGGTGCGGCCCTCGGTGGGGGTGGTAAACTGGCCTCGGTCAGAGAGGCTCTACAGACGGCCTCAGTGGGTAACAGAAAGAACGATATGCCTATAGGCACAGGTATCTTTTTGTTGAAGTCTGGTAAGTACGTCGTTACCGATTCCGACAAGTACAAACTGTCGTCTTTCTCTTTCCTATGCCTCAAAGGTGTAGTAGACGCTGCCGGGATCGCTCACGGTACGCCGGGGTATACAGGCCCGATACCTTTTGAGACTTACGAGACAGCAGTGTTTCAGGATTTCAGTCCCAAGTATGTCAAAGGCACCATGTCTAAAAACCTGAGTGCTCTTAAGGCTTGCATGGGCTGGACTGCTGAAAAAATCAAAGAGTACCAAAAAACGGATGAGGGAGCAGACATACTTATGGGACTGCTCAAAGGTCTGATGTGTGTGGACATGGACAAAAATACGCCTACCGGAGAGCCTTGTATATTCTCCAATCAAGTCGTTATTCAAATGGTAACAAAGCCTTCTATTGTTGAGCAAAAAGACCCCACCACAGGAAAGCCTTTGTATACAGACGATAAAGGCACAAAATCCGTTAAGACGTATATCAATAACTTTTGGGATAAGAAAATATCCCTAATGGAGTTGACGGATATCATCACGGATGATGAAATAGTTAAGGCTTTCGGAACCTCGGAAGCTTTTGTAACCGCTGTTGAACTGGAAACACAGACAGCAGCAGCGGGGTAAGGAGGCAGGAACTGCATGGATGCTGTGCGGGAGGACTTAGGCTCTCCCGCTTTTTAGAGAGACGAGAGAGACACCGGAGACAATAGTATGTTAGGCGTTATGCCTTCAAAACTAGTTAAGGGATGCAACTCCCTACAGGGCACTGAGAATCTTATACACTTTCAGAATAACTGTCAAGAAGTGATGTTGTTGAAAGATATGCTTTCTAGACAGTTCAGAACAGATGCCCATTTCACCAGCTACAATCTAACAGGTATGCCACAATGGCCCCGGTTAAACATTTCTATCCTCCCAGAGATTAGAGAAGAGGGAGAAGATATCGTTTTAGCTTTCCTTACTTTCGATTGGGATAACGCCGATCATAGTGGGTGGACTGATGAACTTCTAAACGAATTTACAGACCTCCTAGTAAACTGTACCGATCCTGTTATATCTGCATGGTCTGCAGTATATACCACTAAACACGGTGTCCGTATTATATACACTATGTCTCAAAAAGTTCCTGTAGATGAGGCACAGCTACACCTCGCTTGGATGTTTAACCACTTCAAAGAAAACGGTTTCAATAATATAGATGAAAGCTGTAAGGATTGGACTCGATGTATGCGGTGCCCTCAAGTAATTCGGGACGGTGTGCCTACATGGGAACAGACTTATTATTCATGCACCACACAGGATGTTTTACTCAATATGGATTTAGTAGGTAAACGATCTGTGGTTACTGTGCCACGTAAAACATATTTTAATAAAGAGAAGCAGGAAATACCGGCATACGATCAACTCGAAAAACTCATAGTAGTAAAAGACGTTATCACAGGCCGTAATAAACAAACCGAGTTCAGTAAGAAAGCTAAAAAGGCTTTGAAGGATTCCGGCTATTTAGATATACTCTTCAATAACGCCGCACCTGATTGGGCCAAGGGAAGTCGTAACGATGAAATAGTTAAGATGATAGGTAGTGTCACACCCGTACTTTTGAGCCATACCAGAGCTTCTGTACAGCATATATTTGCACTTGTGATAGAGCCTCTCTTAACTTTAGAAAGCGATCAGGATTGGCTGGCTCACGGTTGGAACGCCCTTTTAGATATTTACGAAAGGGAAGTAAATAAAATAAACCTCGACAGGGAAGAAAAAGCCCAAGAGGTTTCTGATGGTATTTCTCTGCTGGATACTATGCGGGAGGGCATGAAAGAGTGGTGCAGTCACCCTGACTTAATAAACGATGAGCACAAAGGCCGAGAGTTTATTTTAGCTAATTGCATAGCGTCGGCTCAGGGCTATTTATATCTGATGGAAGCCGATGGTAGGTATTTAGATTTCGCTATAAATAAAGATCAGGTTATAAGCAGGATTAGACGCACATCCCTTGATAAGATTATCTCTACAACTAAAATAAACTATACCGGTGAAGAAAACGATGTGCCGATAAGTCTAGTACTAAACGACTTCTGCACACCTGTCGCTGAGGTTCACATGAAGCCCGTAGGAGGTGCCGGTGGGTACATAGATGATATAAATGGTGAGAAGCCTACACTCGTCCTGAGCACGTTCTGTAGAAACGATACGCTTATCCCTAAATTTGATCCTTTTGTGGATGAGTGGCTAAAGCACCTGTTTGGTGAGCACTACGATATAGGCTGCTCGTGGATAGGTAACGCACTGGCTTTCGAGGAGGGCCTTATCTGTGCCTTGAGTATTGAGGGGGCCTCGTCCGCCGGAAAGAAACTACTAACAGAGGGACTGTCTGAGTGTTTGAAACGTCCTTACGTCGCAGGGCCAGAGGCTATGTATCACCAAAGTTCTGCTTTTCTGAAAACACCTTTCTTAGTAGTAAATGAGGCATGGCCCCGTATCAGTGGTGCTACCTCCCCGGCAGATAAATTTAAGTCTTTGACCGGTGGGGATGGTATAATAGTAAATGAAAAGTTTAAGCCTTCGGTCAGGGTACTTTGTCCTGTACGTTTGATTATGACGGCTAATGATGATGGAATTATTAAAGAGCTTATAAGCGGCAAGGACATGGGACTTGACAATAGAATAGCTATCGGTGAAAGACTGTATCATATCAAAGCAACGTCCAAAGCTATGATCTACCTACAGAGTATCGGCGGTCGTAGTTTCACTGCAAGAAAAGGCCAACGATGGATCAGACCTGACAGCGGTTCAGACGGTTCTAATTATGTAGTGGCCAGACATTTCCTGTGGCTGTATAAAAACAGGGACGTAGTAGACGCTACCCAAAGATTTCTGGTGATGGGCAACTGTGCTCCCGGTACCGGTACCGGCCAGTTAAATGTCTTAGAAAAACTACTGGCCGATAATAACTTTACGCCTACGGTAGCTCTGGCGATCATCGAAATGGTAGACAGTAAACAGGGGCAGTGGTCACAATATGTTAAAACAAACCAAGAGTTTACTAAAATATGGGTAACTCGGTACGGTGTACATAAGTATGTTAAAGAAGTGCTTGAGGAAAGAGTTACCGAGAAGGATATTTATTCAGGTATGCTAAATCTGATGGAACGTGTAGAGCCTGATAAGTACAATGAGGTTCACTGGTATGAAATATCTGTAGAGATTCTATCTATGATAGCCACAGAGAGAGGCATTGCCCAGACTCACGTTAGAAATATTCAGATCAACCGTATAGAGAAAGGCTTGGTGTCCGCATGAACACACTAATAAAAAATAAGAAAAAAGCTTTACGAAAAGCTAAAGTGCTTAGACATACGATGAGCAGGTTTACTTTATCTGGGTTGGTAGCAGTATCCCGGTGTCTGACATGCGGCATGATGCTATACATTGCTGGTGCTCCTAGTCTTAGGCTATACAAAAAGACAGTTTCGGGAGAAGCTTCAAGACAACAATGTTTAGGAAGGCACTACACAGTAGCAGAAGCAGTCGAGTATTACTATGAGCAGGAAGGCTTGGTGTCCGCATGAACACACTAATAAAAAATAAGAAAAAAGCTTTACGAAAAGCTAAAGTGCTTAGACAAAAGAATAAGAGAAAAAATCTAGCAGAGATATTTAGAGACATGAAAATAGATTTTGATAAAAACCATAAACCAGAAACCCTACAGTCCGCAGGCTGTACGGGGCAATGTACAAACATGGGCGATTCTAGTAAGCCTAAGTGTGCTGACTGTCCTAATAAGCAAGAGGACTATATCTACTAATGGTAAATGTTGACGAAAAACATAAAGATATGTGGACAAGTGCTTCTGCTATTACGGACGCTTCAGATTGCTTCCGTAGATGGTGGTTTAATAAAGTAATTAAGATGCCGCAGGATCAACGCAAGGCCACTATACTTGGCGATGTATTCCATGCTGTCTTGGAAAGGTATTTTAGGGCTGATGATAGGGGCCTTGACGATAGAGGTAACTTAATAGAACTGTACCCTGCTGGCTGGAAAACCATGAAGAGTCGTTTTGGAAAAGACGATACGTTATACACTATCACAGACACAGAAGCTGCTCTAGTAAAAATTCTGATAACAGAGGCTATAACTCAGGGTATATTAGTAAGGGAACCGGGTAGGATAATCGAGCGAAGTATAGATATTCCTATACTCTCGCAGGGCAGGACTAAGGCTATACTAAAAGGATTTATCGATATCGATAGTCCAAGGTCTATTACAGACCATAAGACCGCTAAGAATACAAACTATATCTTATCGAAAGCTAAGATTAAAAAAAGTATTCAGATGATGATTTATGGCTACGCTAAATATGTGGAAGGTCATAGAAATAATCTCTGGCTGACACATAATAATTTTATAAAAGATTTCGATAACCCTCAAGTGATCCAGAGATCAGTCGAAGTAACTGCGATGGAGATAGTAGAGTTTTTCCAAGAAACTATCGAGCCTATACTGAAAAGGATGCTCAACTATTATATTAAATATCCCAAGACTTCAATACATAAATGGAGAGATATACCGGGAGCCAATAACCCTAACCAAGCATGTAACCATCATTACGGTAAGCCATGCCCGTACATAGGAGTATGCACAGCCACATGCAGTATAGATAACTACTTAAGAAAATACGGATTAACAGTAAATGAATTAGTCGGATACACCGACGAAACAGAGAAAGGACCGAAGAAAATGGGCTTAATGGAAAAAATCAGAGAAGAAAAAGCAAAGAAAGCGGCAGCGGCAGCAGCAGCAGGTATCTCGCAGCCAGCACAACCGGAACCAGCACAAGCGGCAACGGCGGTAGTAGAGACCGCAGAGCCTGTAGTAAAGTCGGGAGGTATGAAGGAACTCTTGGCCAGAATGGTGGGCAAGAAGACTGCAGCGGAGCCTGAGCAAGCAGCAGCCCCTGTAGTAGAGCCAGCGGCGGCGGTAGTACCAGAACCAGCACAGCCAGACTTATCGGGTAAGCAGGTAGCACCTTGGTACACAGACTACAACGGGCAACTGTGTGTAGCCTGCTCAGATAACGCTGTACCGGGCTACAATTCTGAGATGGAGCCTTGTCGAATTTGCGACATTCGTGCGAAAGAAGCAGGTAAGCCTACATCAGAAGACTACAAGGTTGACGTAAACACAGATGGCTCGTTGACGTTCACTTATACAGGTGTGGCCAAAAGTGCCCCTGCGGGTGATACGACCGTCAAGGTAGTAGCAGAGAAGCCTGTAGTTAAGGTTGACATGCAACCGGTCAAGGATGCAGCGGAATTGAAAGCGGTCAAGGATGCAGCGGAGCAGTTCAAAGAGTCTGCGGCACTGCCTACAGCAAAAAAGGTAGAAGCAATGATGAAAGGCCCTCAGAGTTTTACTATGCTGATAGGTTGTACCTTCGCTAACGATCATACCGATCTTGTTATATACGCAGATAGTCTGCTCGCCAGTGTGTTAAATGATGTCGCTACTGCAGCAGGTAAAGAAATAGCTTGTGTAGAACATTTCGCTTTAATGCAGGCTATAGATGCGATGATTCCGTCGTTGCTTCCAGACCTGAAAGGCTTTACTGTTATATCTCTACCGCCCTCCAAGGGATCGGCACATGCCCGGCTCATCGATGGCTTGAGATTACACGCTACAACAATTATTTTTCCTTTTGCGGTATAAAATGGTAAGTTATTTGGATATACTAAACGGAGCCTCTCTCGCTCCTCTCTCACCGGTTAAGGCAGGGGTGGTCAGTCCCACCCTGCCCCCGGTGCCTCTTACCAGTAATCCGGTACTGGAGAGGTTTAGGACTGTCACAAGTAAGATGAGAACCACAGCACAAAATAGTATCAGGCAAGAGATCGAGAGGATTATAGCGTTGCCTATAATCGGTAACCCTACCGAACAAGAAATAGCAGAAGTAAGCGAGTACTATTGTCCTGACGGTAAAATCCTTCTATACCCTGAACAAGTCAAAGCTATAATGCAGTATCACGAGTATGGAGGCCAAATCGCCCCGGTCCCTGTCGGAGGTGGAAAAACTTTGATTAGTGTTATGATCGCTAATGATGCCTATAGTGTTTTTGGTAAACGTAAAATTTTACTTATGAATCCCCCTAACCTGATAGACCAACTGAGAGATACAGAGCTACCGTTTTATCGCAGGCACATAAGTATAAATGCTCCTTTCTACTGGCTGGCCGGTAGGACTGCTCCTAAAAGGATGCTTCTGGCCAAGTCTAAAAAGGCCGGGTGTTACGTAGTATCTTACAGTCTTTTAAGTGGTGCACAGGGAGCAGAGATAATAGACGCTATCGAGCCTGACCTTATTATAGGTGACGAAATACATTCGATTGCCTCTGCTAATGTGTCGGCCAGAGGTAGGAGATTCAAAGCCGCTGTAACTAAATTCGATCCTCAGTTGGTTGGCCTGTCTGGGACTATAACAAAAAAATCACCACGAGATTATCACCACCTTGTAACACATGCCCTGCAGGAAAACAGTTTTATGCCCCGGCCTAATGCTATAGCTGAGGAATGGGCTAAGGTGATCGACTGTAATGCGTCTAACTTAGATGAGTTTCATAGTAACTCTGTCCCTCAGCCCGGACCGATCAAGCCGTTAATAGAGTGGGCTAAAAAGAATTTTCCAGCAGAGAAATTCCCTAATAACTTGGTAGGCTTTAGGGCCGCATATAATAAACGCATGATTACATGCCCCGGTGTAGTGGCCTCCAACGGAGAGCAGTTAGGTGTATCGCTTAGAATATCTAACGTAAAGATAACCAAGGATGAAAAAGAAAATAGCAAAGGTTGGGATGAATTAAAAAGACTTGTTAAACAGCTTATCAATAAATGGATAGCTCCAAACGGTGACGAAATAGATCATGCTATGCACATCTGGCGATGGAGATATGAGTTAGAGGGTTTTGGTTTTTATAATAATTTATTCTGGCCTGAAGCTGAAAAGGTAGCCGCAAGAAAAAAGCTATCTATTCCCGACGCCACTGATATTTTAGATAGATCAAAACACCACCACGAACTACATCAGGAGTATATGAAAACTCTAAGAAGGTGGATAGGCCGCAGAGCTACCAAAGGATTAGACACGCCTTTCCTCATCGCAGGTGATATGTTCAGGAACGCAGACAAGCATGTAGGGCACACACTCTATAAGTCTTGGAGCGATATGAGAGAAGCTAATTTCGATGGCATCTTAGAACGAGAAAAAGCAGTTGTACGGGTATGTGATTTCAGAATAAATAAAGTAATGGAGTGGGCTAAGGAATGGCATAAGAACAACCCGAATAAAGGTGCTATTATCTGGTTCCAGAACAAGGGTGTATCTGAATGGTTAAAAGAGGCTTTCCTACATGCCGACTTACCTATGCTATACTGCCCTGCAGGTAAAGCGGGCAAGGCTAATTTAGAAGATCGTAAACAAGGAGACAAGTTTGCTATAGCCTCTATTAAGTCATACCACAAAGGATTAAACCTACAGTACCACCACGACACAGAATACTTTGCACAGTGGCCCAGAGAGGCCCACATAGCAGAGCAGTCGATAGGTAGGACTCATAGGAACGAGCAGCCATCGGACGAGGTGAGGGTGTTCCAGAGTATCTGCTCAGAGTTCGACAAAGTTTTGTTTGCAAGCTGTATAAATGACGCTGCATATATTCACCAGACATCACAAAAGCAGAAACTTATTTACGCAGACTACGACGAGAGACCTGCTATTTTACCGTACTCGGTTCTTATAGAATGGGGCACGATGGCACAGCAGTTAGATAGAAGTAGTGAGCAGTTACTTAAAGATAAATTTAAGGGAAAATAAAATGCCATACACACAAATAGAATACACAAGTGGGCCTAGTGACGGGCCAAGTAACGCTAAAGAAGTAAAAGCTTTCGTCGGTGAGGTACCCCCATGTTCCGTATGCGGTGACTCAGGAGAGTTCGACGGAGAATATGGAATCGAGGGTTGCCCGACCTGCTGTTCTAGACTAATACCTTTTATAGATTTTGAGGGTCACAGAGGCTGTATCGATTGGGGTGATACTGTTACAAGGCATAAAGATGGTTTGCGATTAATTACAAAGCGGAGTAAAGAGGACTCAAAAAAGGCTAAGAAAATAGACGGCTACAAAAAAGGCGACGTAGTAAGAGTAGCACCTGAAAACCTAAAAGGTATTGTTGTCGGATTCAGGGGACCTCTACATATTCATGTTATTTGTTTAGATGGTATGAATTGTTTAGCAACTGTGCAGAATGTAGAAAGTATATCGGACTTAAATATTTTTGATATGCTAAAAGATCAAGGTATTATTTAATAGGTAGGAAGGACGCTGATAAAATGAAACTTATGACCACTAAAAAGTTTAACAAAATAATCGAGGCTACCAAAGTAGAAACACGAAAAGAGGATGCCAAGCTTGTACATGATACACTGTTTGAAAACGCCCGGTTAAGAGTAGCGTACACAGAACTACTTAATAAACTAAAGAGATTGAAATGAGCGTATACGTAGATAGCCTAAATCTTTTTCAGCGTCCTGATAAAGCATATACTTCTAAGGTAGAAATAAATGTTATAAAGTCTTGTCATTTATTTGCCGACTCCAAAGAAGAGCTTGAAGGGTTTATAGAAGAGATTAACTATAGCCGTCCTAAGTATCAGCACGAATTAGCTATACCTCATTATGATCTACTGAAAGATGATCGTAAAAAAGCTATAGCTGCAGGGGCCATAACAGTTAGTACCTCTGATTTTAACGATAGATTATTGGGCATAGTCAGAGATAAACCCAGAGTATACGTAGATAGCCTAAAGCCGAGTATAAAAAACAAAAAGTGGAAGTACGATAAGAGTTGTCACATGGTATCCGACTCCTTAGAGGAACTCCACGCCTTCGGTAAAGAAATGAAACTTAACATACTGTGGTTTCAGAATCGCATAGGCTTGCCCCACTACGATCTTACCGAGGGTATGAGAGAAAAAGCCGTAGCTATGGGAGCCGAGGAAGTAAGCAACGCTTTTATAGTAGATATGATAATTAAAAACAGAAAGATTGAATCTAAACAGAAAGAGGAAAAAGCCATGCCGACCGAACCTGTTAACAAAGAAGCACCCGTAGTAGCTTTCGATACAGAGACTGATCTGATGTCTTACGAGAATCCTATATCGGAAGTTATGTGTATGTCGTACTGTAACGCAGGAGAACTAAAAGGATCACTTATAACACCTTGGGAGCACGACATATCAAAACAGTTGTCTGTTGCTTGGGCTATGTTGCAACACCATGTAGGACATAACGTAGCTTTTGATTTATCTGTCTTGGGCTACCATTACCCTGACCTGATGCCTCATATATTCGCTGCTCTGGATAACGGTATTATCCACGACACCCTGATAAGAGAAAAGCTTTTAATGCTCACCCTACACGGTAGCATTGACTATATCGAAGTAAACGGCTGTACTGTCTGGCTTGATTATAGTTTGGCTGGTCTTGAAAATAAGTATTTACATATCGACCGATCTGATTTGAAAGAAGATGCCGACGCTCCCCGGATGAATTATGTTATGTATAAGAATGTCCCTCTCGTAAATTGGGATGAGAAGTTTGTTACTTATGCTGTGGACGACTCGATAAATACCGGGCTTATCTATGAAGCTCAGGAGTTGGAGAGGGCCAAGTGTATTGAGATCACCGGGCATGATCCGTTTAAGGTTGAGACTTTCAGGGTCAAGGTATCTTTTGCCTTGAGGCTCTTGGAGTGTATGGGTTCCAGAATGGACCCGGCTAAGGTCTTAGAAGTAGCTGAGAAATTCCGCACAGAGTATAATCTCCCCAGACTCAGAGGCCCTCTGATAAAAGCAGGGCTGCTCATAGAGGCCGTACCAGCTACACCCTATGCCAAGGGTACCTTAGTTCATACAGAGGCTTGTAACGCTCTCAAGAAGGTTAAAGAGCATAAAGCATCACGTAAGGCTAAAACATGCGGTTGTCCACCTAAGATGAAAGGTGGTGTGAAAGAGAAAAGCCCTACAAAGCCTCTGTTTCAGTATATATGGGAATTAGCATATAAGAATCCAGATATCAAAGCATGGCCCTCGGATGGATGTGCCTCTGAACTTCGTAAAAGCGACACATATAATGCCGCTATCGAAGAGGGTGCCTTTATGCAGTATATCATAGGCATGGATATAGGTCATTTAGGACAGCCTGTGCTCCCCGACGATATCAAATTAAAGACAAATGAAGAATGGGCCTCTAACTTCGCTCATCTGGACCCTCTTCTGGCTATCTGGGCCGAGCGTAAGGCACTCAACAAGATTATAACAGATTACCTGCCTAAAATGTTCTACACGGCACCTGACGGGACTGAGGTTCCTGCCGAGACTATCAGGGGGTCTTTCTACCCGCTATGCCTCACAGGCCGCAGTAGCTCGTCAGCGAGTAAACTGTACCCTTCCAGAAACGAACAGAATGTCGATCCGAGGGTGCGGCCCTGTACGATCCCCAGAGACGGCAATGTTATGGTCAGCACAGACTACAACGGTATGGAGTTAGGGACACTGGCTCAGAAATGCGTATCACTGTTTGGCCACTCGGTCATGGCCGACAATATAAATAGCGGCACAGATAACCATGCCTACCTTGCCGCACAGATAGCTGCTGCTCTGGACGAGCATTTTATCAACAATCTTTCGATACTTGGAATATTGCCAACAGAAAGAGATGCTGTATATAAAGTATTCTCTGAGTATAAAACTTTGAAAGAGCCTTGCGGGTCTGCGGTGTTCTGTGAGAACTTCAAGACTAAACATAAACAAGAAAATAGTGAGGACTTGGACCGCCCGGTACTATGGTCTGACTTCTTTGCGTACTATCGGTTACTGGCTAAACCAACCGGCCTCGGCTTCCCCGGTGGTCTCGGTGCCGCTACTATGGTAGCCTATGCCAAGGGCACATACAAAGTCACCCTGTCCTTTGATCTGGCTAAGAAGCTGAGAGACGTTTGGATGGAAACATATCCTGAGATGAAGCAGTATCTTGATTGGATAAAAAAGCAATGCAAAGACCCTAACCATTCTCCTATAGATGTAGAGCAGGACGATGGCTCTGTGAAGAGTAAAACTTTCTTTGCTTACGATACCCCCAGAGGTATGCACCGGGCTAGATGTGGATTCTGTGAAGCAGCTAACGGTGCCGGGCTACAGGCTTTCTCAGCCGAGGGTGCTTTGGAGGGTCTCTACCAATTCCAGAAAACTACATGGCTGGCTAAAGAGGGTGATCTCTTATACGGCTCTTTCGCTATCAACTTTCTACATGACGAAATAATCTGGGAGACTCCCGGCCCGATAGTCGATAAGCTCAAAGTACAGACAGTAGATAAGATAATGGTTGACGCTATGGAGGTGCTGACACCTGACGTAAAAGCAGGCACAGAGTCAGCGGCTATGTTGAGGTGGTATAAAAAAGCAGAGCCTGTAATAGACGATAACGGAGACTTGGTGCCTTGGGTACCTGAGATAGTTAAGAAAGGAGTAGTATAAGTATGCTTACAGTAATGACAATTTATTTCATAGGACTAATCGTATGTATCGCCGGAGGTGTATGGATTACAGGCAAGTTGGTATTCTTAGCACTTAGTATCTGGTGGTGGGTATATAGGACTGTCAGAATATCCCCTAAACTGAGGGAGTTCATTAAGGCCGATCAAAAAATATATGAAGAAGCTCTTAAAGTAAGCGAAGAGGCTGCTGAGAAAATTAGAGAGGAAATCGAAAAATGAAACCAGTAAACCAAACTATAGTAACTAAAAGTAAAGGTGACTGTATTCGTGCGTGTGTGGCTTCTATGTTTGAGTTGGATATAATCCAAGTCCCTCATTTTCTACTATTCAAAAGTAATTGGTTTTCTATGTATTATTCTTTTATATGGTCTATGGGCTACGACTTAAGTTATATTATATATAATCCCAAAGACAAGAGTAAAAGAATATCCCGTAAGAATCTAATCAACGGCTGTATCATGGCCAGTGTGTTGTCAAAAACGCACGAAGACACTACACATTTAGTGCTCTTGAATAGTGTAGGCAGGGTGATACATGACCCTAATCCCAATAAAAGATGGGAAGGAAGAAATGTTGTCAAAACAGGTGATATCAGAGCATGGTATTCCCTACGCAAGTGTGAGCACGATAAACGAGACTATAGAGATGCTTTAGTTTCTATCGTTGAGGAAATCAACTCTGACAAGTGTAGTGTAAAAGTAATTGAAAACTATGCAAAATATGCTTTGCATGGAAAATTAGGTAAATAAGAAAGGAAAATAAGACATGAGTAAAGAAAATGTAGATTTAAGATACGATGATTGGCGAGAGGCTATTATAAAAATAGCTACAGCAATGGAAGAAATTCAGTTGACTGACCGAGCGTTGTCGCTGTTGATTGCAGATACATGCGGTGTGAAGAGAACTGAAGTGAGAAAAGTTTTAGCTGCCATCCCTGAGTTAGCTGCAAGGTATTTGAAATAAGAAAGAGAGGTATGTCATGTGCAACGAAAAAGAGACATGGGTTAGAGTTCAAGGCTACCCAAACTATTCTGTAAGTTCTCAAGGCAGAATCAGGAATAACTTTACTGAGAAGATTTTGAAGCATCAGAAATCTAAGCGTGGAGGATATTACCCTTTTGTTAATTTGTACAAAAAAGGTAAACGTAAAAATCTAACAGTACATGGAATAGTTATGAGGTCGTTTATAGGTAAACCCCCGGTCGGATATGTGATACACCATAAAGATGCCGACTTAACTAATACCTCTGTGACTAATCTTCAGTATATCACGATATCGGAAAATCTAAGATTACGAAATAAGAGAGGATAATAAGACATGAGTAAAAAAATCTACATAGGTATCGATCCCGACTTGAGGTTACTAAACGCCGCTATCGTCACATACGACAAAAGACCGCTGCAGGTATTCGCCCGACGTAACCCGTTGGGCATCGATGGTCAGGCCGTAGTAAACGCTTCACGAGCAGCCTGCAGACTCATCGAAGATGTTATATCCTACTTTGTTGTCCATGAGGAACTATCACAGTGCGAGACTGTTCTGGTGATCGAGGATCAGAACATGATGCACGTTAAGAAGATGCGGGAGAAGGGTAAAAAGATAAACTACAAAGATATAAAAACACTCGCTCAGGTAACGGGCTGTCTCATGGGTGCCTTTAGTAACATGAGTAATTCTTCGTATCTGGTACAGGCTATCGATTGGAAGGGTACCCTCCCTAAAGACATATCACATGAAAGATATTACACGGCTTTGGGGCTGGAGTCCGACGAGACCAAGAAACTAAAAAACATATATCCTAAAAGCCTCAAGGCCCTAAGCGAGTGGTCCCACGATAAAATAAACCCCGGTGATTTTATGGATATTAACGATAGTCTGGGGCTGGCACTGTACGGGGCTAAGAAAGGTTTGATATAATATGAAAATAGCATCTAAAATGAAACGCTTAATTAAAAAGATGAATAAACTGGACGCCAGATACTCCGCCAAGCGAGGCAAACTATCCGCAGATGTAATGAAGCTGCAGAAGCTGTGCAACCACACCGAAACTGTAGGGAAGGAACGTAGTTGGCATGGTGCTTGGTGCTGTGCCTGTGGTGCCAGAATATAAAAAGAAAGGCCCCCTCCCGACTAAGGGGGCCAATCATGGAAAGAGGTAAAACATGCCTATAGTGCTATTCTTAGTCTTTCACACCCTCACTAAAATCTCTATCTGACCCTGTGGCTTCTTCTTTTGCCCTGCCTACCGTATCCAGCCCGGTTATATCGAATTGGCTGGTGATCGTTCTAAGTCTGAAGTCCTCCGGCGAAAGCCCTTTTACGCCGTCTGACTCACTCCCTAGTGTCCTTGCAAGAGTTTTCTGTATAATTGTTTGGTACGGCCCCACTACGAGTAGCTGGAAGCTCACAAGAGCCTGCACCGCCTCATTAGTAGCCCCAAGTTTACCCGGTATCAGAATATTGGCCAAGACAGGTGGTACTCTGTGTGCTGATACGATGTTCTGGGCCACCACTTCCATATCGAGAGAGAACTGCTTTTCAGTCTTATCTGAGGAGGCCAGCTTATCTACCTGTACTTTACCTTTAGGATCATCTATATTGATTGCTATACTCTTAAAATTGTTACCGCCTCCTACAGAGCCTTGTACGTTATCGGCTAATTCCTTAAACTTATCATCGGGCATTGGGCCAAGGACGGATAAGATATAAGCCAACACACCCCGGTTAGTATAAAAGTCGGACTTATGCTGCACAGCCATCGCCACCAGAGCCACCAGAGAGGATGCCGATAGCCATTCAGGATAGCCATAATATTTACATCTGTTCGACGGTACTGTAAAGGGGATCACCTCGGATATTTGTGTTATGTTCAAGGCACCGTTGGTCAGGGGATCACCGGCTACTTTATTACCTGCATCATCTAGTATGTCTTGCTCCCCGGCATCTTCGGCATAGAAAGTATCCCACACCCACTGTTTGTTTTCCTTACCGAAAAGACTATAGAACCGTGTTCCCACAGCACCAAAAGCATTGCCCATGTATCTGTAGATATAACGATTTTTCCCGTCAACATCTTTGATATGTACCACACGTATATCTTCGTAAGGCAACCAGTTTATACCTACTATAACACCGTCTGCATTTCTATTTATTTCCAGATACCCTGTACCTCCGTCAAGAAAATCCTCTATAGACTTATAGAGCACATCCATAAAACCATGCAATGTCAGAGGGCCTAACATGGTATCTACTTTGGACTCAATAAAAGACTCACCGGTCAGGAGGGACGTTACTTTATTCTCGGTGCCTTTAACATCCGTAGGCGTTGTTTTTTTACTATCTTCAACCTCACCGGCATCGCTTATGAAACCAAGGCCGAGTATGCTGTATTTCTTAGACTGAATACATGACGCATGGTGAGGTGAGATATCTTTCAGTTTGCGAATAAATCCTATATCAACTGGCGGTGGTACACCTTGATTAGAAAACCCTATAGAGGTCTGCTGATTAGAGGGCTGTGCTTCCGTACCCTGCTCTTTTTGAATCTTCAAAAGTTCCGTACTTAGATCAACTATCACAGCCGAATCAGTACTATCTTTAAGAATATTGGAACAGTCTTTGTGTAGTAAATTAATATCCCCGAACATCTGAGGGTAGTCTATTCCAAAACTTTTGACTTTTGGGTTGCCGTCTAGTATTTTATCTGCCGGGTTTACTTCACTCATATTTTACCTTTCTTTTCTACCATCCTATTGCTTTTCTTTCTAATCCAAAGTTATGTAATAAGCACTGACGGGTGTATTATCTTCTACTCTAAAATACCATCCTGCTGGCACATATATCATCACAGTCTCTTTGTCAGCTGTATCATTACTATTAGTTTTAGCGACTACTACTGTTGGAGGTGATACAATTCCAAGTTTAATGGATGTCCCTGGATTTCCTGCTGTTAGTTGTATAAGAAATAAAAACGCATTTTTTGTCGTAGATACTTGATAAGTAGTATCCTTGACCACAGTTATATCTGTCGGGCCAGCAGGGAATTTTTTGGGGATAGGCAACAATAAAACAAAAGCCCCGTCAACATCGAGTGTATGATCGTATCTTACATTATAGTACTTTCCTGCTTCTACTTGACTCACGGGTATGTCAGTCGTACCGTCCTCCATAAATAAGGGTTGTGCACCAATCAGAGTACATACAGTCTGCCCTACGTTTGCCGTCATATTACCTATGTTGGTAGCGTTGGCCTTAAAGCTGAATATGGCCCCATCCAATAAACTATAATCCTTTATCACAGGAGTAGCAACACGCAAACCAGAGGCCCCGGTAACAGGTGTCAGTACTACTGTGTTCGCCGCACCGCTGTCTAACATACTCTGAGCACCCACAGCATTTGCAAACGATGCTTTAGCTAATTGTGTAGGATCGGCAGCATCCAACGCTTGCCCTGAGTCAGTTACGGCTCCTTGAAGTTCTGCTCTCCTGTCGTTATATTCAGACGCTGCATGTACCTCTGTAGCCGGAGCAGGGGTTGTAGTTCCGTCATAATCTGTTTTTGTTGTTATATTATCCATAAGCCTATTATACCTCTAATCGATTAGTATAGCTACAATTTAATCAAAAACTATTACGACATTCGCTGGTGTTACTTTTCTAAATACACACTTCAAAATATCAGTCCTGAATGATCCGGCAAAAGGATAACCGGGAAATACTGTAGCGGCATCAAATATATACTGAGTGTTTGCAGCCAAAGCGACTATCTGTGCTTGATCTATTCCGAAAGTTACTGTAATTGTTCCAGTAGCAGAGACATCCACCCCCGTACTGGCATAAGTAAAAGTATTTCCTGTAGGTATAGATACCACTGTAAACGTACCGTTAAATCCTGCCTCCACAGCCCCCGCTATAACTACCTGCCCTTCGCTAACCATAGTGGATGTGTCGGTTACTGTAGCAGTCACCACGTTTGTTACTCTGGTCAAAGATACTCCAGACTCAAAGCCGCTACCAAACGGGTAACTGAAAGCCCCTGCCGTTACCGTAGGGGGAGACACCAGCAATACAAATCTATTCAAAGGGTCGTCAGCTGCTTCCGTTCCTGCACCTCCATTATATATGTTGGAAACAACCGTATCTGTTATTAACTTATTATACGCACGAACATCGTCAATTTGTCCATCAAAAGTAAAGTCACTTGCCGACCTATTTCCTAAATATAGAACGCTACCAGCATCTGAGTCGGCTGTTCCTGTAGGTATTGAAACCTGTGTAACTACCACAATCAAATTGTTTACATATATCGTTGGTATGTTGGAAACACTACTATTATCGTAAACAACGCAGATATTGTTATATTGGCCAGAAGGTACAGGAAACGTCCAAATGCCATCAGTGCCTGTGAATGTATGAACAAATCGCATGGTCGTGTCGTTAGTACTCATAGAGCAGTACCATTGCGTCTTATCCAAAAATCTACCGAATGTGCCTTCGCCAGAAGTAGAGGCATTTAGCCATCCACATATACTACCTCCTCCTACAAAAATGTTATCGAGTATAGCAGGGGATGCTATGTTTATTTTAGAATCGGCCCCGTCAAAGTCTCCGGCTAAACTTATTTTTCCTGTACTATAAGACATAGTGGTATCAGACCCGTCATTACCATTGGCCGTACTATCTATAGAATCCCCGTTCATTTTCCAGTGGCCAACCAATCCCTCATCCAACAAACCTTGACTGCCGGGCCTTATATCCCACTCAGCCGCAGGCACACCCGTTACACTCTCAGCCAAAGCCCCATAATCAGCTATTGTTATTATATGTATCTTTTTGAGCTTATCAAGAACGTCCGATCTTCTGGTTATTATATCCTCGGCAGCACTTCTGCACTCGTCAGGAATACCTACAGCAATTTCCCACTCTGATATCAGTTGTAGGGTGTCATTGATATTCCACTGTACAACCATCTCATATATCTTTTCCTCTAAAGCATTAATCTCTGTAGATAGACTGAGCAACAGTTTATAGAAGGTGGACTCCTTATCCCCCTTGGAGTTCCACACCATTCCTTGCGGCAGGCACTTAGAAAACAACCCTGTTTGTTGTTCGTTTGTTATCGGTTTATAATCGGATGCTTTACGCAAATGTCACCGTCCCTAAAACTCCCATACTCCCATTACCTACCGCCACATCAGCGGATGGTGTGTCCAATGAAAATACATCTACAAATTGTCCGGTCTCCAAGTCTTGTGTGTTCTGGATAGCCGCCACTAATTGATTCACTTTTATACTCTCAGCAAACCCTGCACTATCTTCAAAAGATGCAGATAAACTGTTTTCTATAGCGGTACGCATACCTGTAGTATCTGGAGACAATCCACTGATGGTAATATCCACGCTACTAAAGAAAGGCCCTGACACTATCACACTATCTTCTGTAGAATGAGCAGGCAGCTTTTCTATTATCTTTGCTTTCACATTAGTTAAAGTGGTTGCACTCGGAGTAGGAGGAGAATTGTTATCTTCTAAAATAAATACATAGACAAAACCGGGTTGAGGTATATTTTTCAACCTATCCAGACTAACTGTGATAGTGCCTCCTGCTGGAGAGCCTGTAGCAATAGGAACAGCAAATGTAAAAGATGTATTAGCAACTATACTGATGATCTCCCAATCGGCATTGTAGTCCGTATCTGTGGCCCCTGCTATAGTTATCACAGAGCCTGCATACAGATTACTTGTGTTTGTGATAAGTGCTGTAGCCGTACCACCGGCCTGTGTGATGGAGGTGACACTTCTTGCTGCCACATCGGTATTATCTGTAGTATAGTCGAGGGATGGATTAGTTATAAAAACACGAGTGGCTGTAGGGATAGAAAGAGCGTCCAATCTTATCTGGGCATTAGTGAATACACCGGGATCGATGGAGTTGGCCAGCAACACCCTTTCCCTCAAACTCTCATCGCCCTCAACATCAGAACCTCCTGTTAAGCCATCCCTATTAACCGTTCCTTGTGTGCCAGCATCAAGACCGGGCACAGTAGACTGTAAAGTTAGTAAAGCACCCACACTTAAATTTTTATCTGTGCCTATGGACACACTCTCGATAGGAACATCTGCAAACTCTGAGCTATAACTACCACTATCAGCAGCCGCTGCAGGTTCAGACAAGGCTGTGTACTGAAAAGTATTTTCATCCAAGACAGTTATGGCAAAAGTGCCGTTATAGTCAGTATCTACAGCCCCTGAAATCACAGTAGATAAACCGTCCACGAGACTGTGGACTACCGGCGTAACTGCTGTAATGGTTGTACCACTTTTAGTAAGAGCTACTGATCCTGTCTGTGCCGAAATGATTGCAGCGGACGTACTGGAATACGAACTATCCAGAGGGGCGGATGAGGCAAATACTGAGCCTAATGGTATGATAGTAGCTAAAGTCCCTGTGACAGCTATACGACCCTCTGCTACTGTGCCCGACACTCTGGTCAAAGCGTTTATGCCTGCCCAGAAATCCAAAAACTCTCCGCTGGCGGTCTGAGGGAAAAAGTCGTTTAACGCCGCTTCTATATTCCTTTCGGCGGCATATATGAGTATAGAGTTGGCTGCTACCAAAGTCCTTATAAAACTGCCGTCTATGGACGGGTCCAACTCAGGCAGGTTAGTTGTTACAGCAGCATTACCTATACTATTTAATTCTTCTATGGAATATAATTCAATCGGCATCGGTTAGGTTTCCTAAATCTGTAAGTAACCAATAATCAAATTTTTTAGTTTCGCCTTCTTTTACATTTATTTCTATATTTAATTGCATACCACGAGCATCTATTTTTGTCGTACTTACATCTATCTCTGATGCTACCTGATCGTCTATCAAAGGCTGTAAAGAGTTCTCGGCCCAATTAGCTATTTTATTCCTTATCTCTTGAGTGTTTCGTACCTGAGACGCTAACCATATCATACCACCTAACTCGGTATCACGCAAGATGTTTCCTATCCATCCTCGTCTTCGAGAAGGATCGCTAACCTCAGAGGGGGCTGCTCTGGCATCCGTAAATAGTAGTACAGCCACTGTCGTCTCTAATCCGTCAACAGTCTCCAAATCCTGTTCGCCTACCACAAGATCAAAACACCCTTGATCGTTTTGTTTTACAAGCAAGTCCTGAGCCATTACGACGGTCCTCCTGTGTTAGCCCCACCTGATGTTACCCCTGAGTGTGTGTGGACGTCATAGCTTGCCACAGAAGGCGTTATGAGGTCGTTGGCATCTACATCACCTGTTACATCTACATCGCCTGTAACATCCACATCACCGGTGATATTAACTTTTCCCACAGCATTGATTATAGGGGCCGTTATATCTACCCTGACAGGACTATCCACTGCGATGCTCCCGTCCGCTTTGAAATATACTGAAGCACCGGTTAAATAATTACCTATTTTAACTTCGCCCTCTTCCAACCCGGTAAACCTCAGATCGGGCCGATCCACCATAACAAACGTACTATTGCCATAGCCATTAGCACTAATAGCCACACCAAAAGAGGACCGCACTGGCAGGCCATTGACGATGGCTCCGGGGGGATTAAAACTGATACCGTACATACCGAGGACTCTTAAATCCTGCGTCTTACCAAAAAACGAGCATCTTATTTTTTGAAATAATCCTGTGTCTTTTGTGAACAACACCTTTACCAGTTCTATAAGACTAGTCATTGATCCACCCCAATCCAGCATCTGATTGTTGTGCGTCTCTCAAACTTATAGCAGCCTGTGTAGTGTAGGCATCCTTGTTAGTTATAGTGAGTTTGGTAGTCCGGCCTTTGCTATTATCTATTTTATACTTAACAGCCTTTATTAAAAACTCTCCACTTATGCCCGACCTCTCATCCCTTACTGTAACAAACTGATTAGTACCCCACAACAGCCTATCGCCAAATCCCTGCACAACAACTCTATACTCAAAACCTCTGGCCCGCCGAACATTAGACTCCTCCTGTGCTCTTTTTTTACACTCAGCAGAACTGCTTGACTCTTCCTCCATTTTTATTTCCAACACCCTATGACCTGTAATAGACAAGTCCACAGTACTACCCTCAGCGTCTACCTCATTATTGCCCCAACCGTCAGCACTTTGAGCTTTACACGTATACAAGCCGAACCTGCTGGAGATGTCGTATTTAGTTCTGTAGTCTATAACATTATTTCTGTTGCTGCCTGCACTATCAGAGAATAGATTAATTAGATTATTGCCTGTCTTGATTCCTGCTGCTTTGAAAAAAACCAAATTACCTACGTTATCCGTATTCAAAAACAGTTGTCTCTTGCGGCAATACTTTTGTAAAAAAGATATGGCGGTCTGGCCTGTTTTACATGCAACTATTTCCTCTTCAGTAAAAGGTTCTATCTTGCTCCCAGAAGAATTTATAACTCCTATTTGGTTTGACAGTCCCATAGACCGTATTATCTTTCCTGCGATATCAAAGATATTAACACCCTCGCTATATACCTTACTATCGTCCGGCACCGTACTGTCTATCAAATCCCCTGTAATATCCCTACCGGCTATTGTTATATCGTCTGAAAAAGCATCCCCCTCTAATGACGTTGTATATATCCTGCCTCTCATTATTTGATTTTCGTTTAGCTGAATATCTATAGTGTTACCTATCTTGAAAGGGCTTTGACTTTTTACCGGCCTGCTTATAGTGATCTTAAACTCTCCGCATACATCATCTATTGACCTACTAACTCTCAAACGCTTGAACGTCTTATAGTTGGCGTCAGTTACTTTTACAATAGACCTAGAATCCTTGTATGCCTGACGATCAGTAACAGCTACGAGTGTCATACCTTAAGTACCTGAACCTCTCCGGCATACCTTGTAGGTAGTATGTCATTTAGGTCGGTCAAGACTGTAGCCTTATCTGTAAGATCGCTCACAGTCTCAAACTCTTCTGCATAAAGTCTGTACGCAAGTTCAACATCTACAGTAGGTGATTTTAGTTTGATATCTACTACCTTTGGAGTAGTTTGTATTTTATTTTCCAACACCTTCAAAGCTTCTATCCTGCACTGATCCAAAGCCAAAGCCACTATAGGGTCGGTATCTATAACTAAAATCACATTCTGGTAAGCGTCCTCTATGTCACTAACCACATCATTTATTTCGGAGTCCGTAAGATAATCGTTTCTCGCTGCCTGATTCAAATATGTAGCAAATAATGCGGTACGTGTTCCAGCAGTGATTGATAACCTGTTTTTATTATTGGTTTTCCTATACGCTGTATTATCTGTAAAAAAAGGTATGTCGAAACTCTGTATAGCGTTAGTCAATAAATTATCTTGTATAGACTCGAAGTCCGTAGCCAGACTATACCCTACCCTAACCAGTTTGCTCAGGGCTTTCAGAGTGTCCCTAGACACAGATATATTGTCAAACACTGAACCCAACAGCCCATCGTTAAACATGGACGCAGCATACGCCACAGGGTCTCTTACAAGGGAACTAATATTGTCACGTATATCGTTTGCAAAACCTGTGACGTTATCGACCTCCCCACCCAAGGCCGCTATCTTCTCGGCTATCGTTGAGGACAGTTGCACACCGTCGTATTCAGATACTTCCACCTCAGTCACTTCTGTGGGTATTTCTAAAGTAGCTGCAACATTCTCCTCTACCGTATCCATAGTCCTGATAGCTGCAGTAGCGACGGTCTCTATGCTTCCGATGGCGATGCTTGGTGATGGTGACGGCACCGACACTAAAAATGTTATATTGAAATCAACCCTACCCACAGCGGTTTGTTTGACGGTCTTGGTATATGTCTGTGCCTTTACTTTCACTATACCAAAAACAGACAACTCTAGTATGCCTTCGGAATCCTGATCTAAAACAGTGGATAAATTTCTTGATCGACTAACCCAATTTTCCCCGCCTACATATCCATTTAACCTGAAGATACCGGGTTTCTTTCCAAGGTCTTCTACAAACCTGTGGTTCGCACCGGGGTACTCGTGTATAGCTACCTTACGCCCTCCGTCTTCTGTTTCACTGGTAACAAAAAACGGAACGCCTTTATATTTTACTTCTATTGTATCTTCTGTTCTTCGCATAAAAACCTACGGCATAGAGTATCCAGTAACAGGAGCAAGATTCAGAGGTATAATACCGCCACCGGTAGTAGGTACTGATGCCATGCCTGATCTGTCGTTAATATCAATACTGCCTGTAATCACATTCTCCACTCTTATTTTATTGTCTGTTCCCAGATCACCGGGGCTGATTGCAGTGGATGATAGTTCTGTTTTATCACCCCCACCAAAAAATCCTTTTATGGCCTTCCACACAGCTACAACCTTAGCTATTCTTGCCAAAATATCATCCCATATAGTCAGGAAAAACGCCTTGAGATACGTGCCTACAATTTTAATGGCCTTTTTTATTTTATCCCAATATTTTATCATAAGAGCCATACTGCCAACAAGGGGGAAGAACACCGCAAGTATACCCAACACCCACCCCGGAGTCTTTTTTATATACGCAACAATTTCATCCCAATAAGTTATCAAAAGGGCAACAACTGTAACGATAGCTGTGATAGCTAAAACAATCAAAAGTATAGGCCACAGTGCAGCATTTACTGCTACCGCCATAGCTCCGAATCCTGAAGCACCTGCAGCACCTACGCCTATCAATCCAGCACCCAAGGGGCCGAGAACCAAAATGACTCCGGCTAATGATGCAAGCAAAACACCTATTAACGTAACTAGTCCTAACACCACAGATGTCATTATTAAAAAGACACCAATAAATTTAGCAAGCTTAGGACGTTGTGCTACAAACCTTGCAAAAGCAGTAACCATCTTAAATACTTTTTTAGTTATAGGCTCGATTGCTTTTCCTATAGCTTCTTTCATACCCTCCCATGCCGACTTGGCCTCTACAGACGGTCTTACTATGCCCCACAGCATAACGTCAGCCATTTTCTCTGCGGCCCCTATCTGCTCCTTATACTTTTCTATTAATAACCTAACAGCCTTAGTCTGTCCCATAAGTGCTGCAGTACCTTTTGCACCTCTTAACTGGAAAATCCTAAATATCTCTTGTATTCTTATCCCTCGTTTATGGAATAGTTCCAGCAAATTTGTAAAGTCTACGATCTGGCCAGAAGCATCTGTAACTTCATTTTTCTTAAACCCAAATTTCTTTAATACTTTTATAGCGTCATTGGATGGCTTGACTAAATTCCTAAAAGCGTTCATCAGTAAAGTACCTGATGCACTGCCCATGATATTTTTATTTGACATTATACCTATCAAAGCAGCAGTCTCCTCAAAGGATATTCCTGCTGCATGTGCTAGAGGTGCTGCATTTACCATAGCACCATTCAAATCCTCCATCGCCGACGCAGTGTTAGCCGCAGTTAATGCGTAAATGTCAGCGATATGTGATGCTTTTTCTGCCCCTAACTCAAAAGCATACATAGTACCAGTAACCATTTTAGCCGCCTCTGCAAGTTCTATTTCCCCTGCAGTGGCCATCGTTAAAACACTAGGGAGGGTATCTAATATTTTAATTGTCTTAAAACCCCGCTGCCCTAACATGGCCATACCCTGTGCGGCTTCCACACTGGAGAATTTAGTAGTAAGTCCGAGTAGTCTGGCCTCTTTTCTAAGCTGTATCATTTGCGAAGCAGTAGCTTGTGTAACCGCTGCTACTTTATTCATGGCTCTTTCAAAATTTATAGACTCAGTGACTGCCGCCTTTAGTCCTCTGCCTGCCATCATCGCAGCAAAACCTGTACGAAGGTTAGCCAACTTCGTAGACATTCTACCTAATTTACTGCCTAGTTTTTGTATCGACCCGGAAGTGACTTTTACATTATCCCTAAACCTCTGCGTGGCTTTACGCATGGCCTTGATTTTAGTGGTATATCTGTCCACTATGTTGTACGCAAAGGTTGCTGAAAAAGCCATAATTAACTCTTTTTTATGTCACGTTTTAACTTTTCTTGTCTCTTACAGAGAGTGTCGTATATCATGGATATCTCACAAAGGTCCATACGCATAACGCTCTCGTAACTAATAGTACAGTCACTGGCAGCTATTGCTACAGCTGTATTTATCCAGTCTATTTTTCGTCGCTGGAAATAAGGCCAAAAAAACAGCAGTACCTGATAGTAGCAGCCATACGATCTTTGAAATCTATTTGCTGTTCCCATAAACTAGGTGTCAAAGGGGCAGTTATTTCTTGGCCTTCCGTACCTTTACCCTTAAGCAAACACCTCTTATTGTTTATCACCATTTTACCAAAGTCGGAAGTCATTTTGTAGAGGTCCACACCATCACAAAGACCTATCATCTCTGTGTACTCTTTTACGTGCTCTTCTATAGCTTTAAGTTTCTTAGCCTCTCCCTCAGCATCTCCGTCCTTGTACTCCTCGTGGATACTTTCCACCGCACCACCGGCGACCAACGCCTTTTCTGCCTCTGCACGATCTTTTAATTCATCCATGCTGGCCGTACTTGCTATGGCCTTGACTACTTCTTTTTGAATCTGGTTGAAGTACCTGACCATTCTAAAAGACTCTTTGGCCATCTCAGGATGGGGATGTTTGAAGTGAAAAGTATCTGCTTGGCCGAAATCTCCATCACAAGAAATTTTAACCGTTTTCTTTAAGGGCATTTCCATAAGTTCGTCGAGAATCACAATTACCTCTCTTTCTTAGTTTAACTATTTAGTTATTTACCTCTCAGTGTGTGCTATTGTTCCAGCTTGTCTCCTGCCATTTCAATTTCTATAACGCCGTCAGCCGCTGCATTGATCTCAGGATCGTTAGTAACACTCATCCCTATGAACGCAATAGAAAAATCTTTACTATCTCCTGTCCCTCTCTGCAGAGCCTCTAAGGTATTGCCTCCGACCTCGCTTTTCCAATCCCTGACTCGTTCTATCATATCAGGGGTCACAAATACATTGAACATAACCTTGGAGACCATAGTTTCTGCGTCTTGGGTATGTACTGCTGAAGCATTACCTCCACCTGTAGACGCTGCCCGGACGGTTGTTTCACCGTCACCTGAAGTGTATTTGAAAGTGTTTGGTACGATGCCTATAACATCGTTATTGACTTTGATTGTTGGTACACTCAAGCCTTGCATTTATAGTCTCCTTTATCTGTAACTTTAATTTCGACTTTTATTTAATTATTATAGTTCAAAAGTTAATTGCAATGGCATATTGATTGTTTCCAACTGTGTTACTATGGGCAGCACACTGTTTATGGTTGCCTTCCTATTGGCTAGGTCCAAAACTACCGTCAAATTGGTGTCTATAAGCTTATCAGCGGTCCTGCCCTTCCTAATCAGGGCAGCTTCTTTAAGAGAAGCAAACAACCTCTTAATTATAGCCTTCAAAGAGGCTGCGTTTTCCATCGATCTGTCTGGCAGCAAATCGCCATTTGTAAGTCTTGACTGTGCCAGTATGGATTTCAAGTTATTAAACATGAACTCTCTACATACGCTAGCGGTGTCTACATAGTTGAGATACTTAAAACTGACATCCGAATTTCCGGCACTATCGTTTTTATACGTAGTTACCACAGTCCCTATAATAGTATCTGAGACAGGTTTATTAGGCCCTACCACGCTATACCCGGCAGTGTTTAACTGTGCTTGCTCTGTTCCTGTAAACAAATTCACAGAGGCTGTTACCGGTACACTATCCAGCGGGGTGTTGAAGTACGGCAAAGATGCGAGAGCCTTACTTCCGAACTGATCGTTAGCCGCATTGGCTGTTACTACAGAGCTTATAGAAGCTCCGTCAGTAAGCCTACGTGCTCTGATGCCCATAAATGCTGCGGTAGTCCAATCTACCGGGTGTACTACCTCTGGGCCTATCTTAGATGTAACACCAACCGCTATCGCATTACCCATGATAACAAGCGACTGACTGTTGATAGGTGTAGCACCATCAACAAACGAATCAAGGTTTGAGAGTGTATCGGACATGCCCATAAACGCAACGCCATCCAAAATATCGTTAGATGTATTGAAACGAACATCAAGAAAATCAGTAGTGACCTCATCAAGCTCTGCTGATAAGTCTGTAGGCCAAAGTATGCCTTGGTATCTACGCTCACCAACCAAATCCATTACTGCCGTAACAATAGGAGGTGTTGCCCCTGTACCACCATCAGCTAACGCCGCCGAAGATATACCGGCAGGCAGTCCAGTTATTTCGATACCGTAATCGTTTCCTATAGTACCTAAATCTGTTGCCGTGACAGTAACTACGCCTAATGTGTTATCCACTGTAAACGGAGCAACCACAGCAGAGTATGCTGCTTTTATGGCTGTAGCTATAGCAGTCTGGTCGTCGGTGATAGCTACAGTGATGCTTTTCTTATATAGATCGGAGGATAGTATGCTCACAACTATAGTTCCTGCCGCTGTAGCTGTTCCTACAACGGTGATCGTTTTTGTAGCTGCTGTTGCTGCCCCTTCCGGCTTCAGGGTGATTACGTCAAGCTCGGCACCATTATTGTTGCCTACACGGTTGGCATCCAACCAAGCCTGCACCATTACACGGCAATAACTACCAGCACCCAAGAGACTATCCAACGCTGCCTGAGTCAGATTATGTATATCTGTCTCCAAGGCATTGACTGTGGCATTAGGTGTTTGGCACACTATAAGGTTTCGGCGTGTCCCTATGTTGAGTACGCTATTGGCCGACGTTAGAGAAATATTCACATCTGGTTTACTTATCATCTTATTTTACCCTTCATTTATATTATCAGTTTCGATTTCTACTCAATCGTTTTCTTATTTTTTCTTAGGTGCTTTTTTAATGGCCTTTATACAGCCATCCACCTGTGCGTCATGTAGCCGCCGTCGCCAATACCTATCTACCGGCAGGCCGGACTTTTTGTTGCAGCTAAGGGGCAATACTATCCCTTTAGCGTACCCTCTCATACTAACGCATAACTCAAAATTTATCAAGACGTTTCTTTTAGTTTTTGCTTTTTTCTCAGGATTAAACTTAACCTGCCCTGTCTTTGTGTCGGTCATTAGCTTATCAGGGTCTATCGTACCACCACCCACTGCCTTATCTACTGCGTTATTTTTTACTTCTTTAGCCATATTAAATCTCCGGTTCTGCCTCAAGACTCACCAAGGCACCTTCATTATCGAACATTGTAGAATTAACAACAATATCCCTAAACGAAACATTATGTCTAACCACATCTCCCTGCTCAAACGATATAGCATAAGGAGAGCTATACAAAAAATTATGTACATAATACCCTGTATTCCACCTATTAGGCTGGTTACTTACCTCTACCGCTGCAAAATTCATCGAAGTATCGGCACTCTCAAAAGTATGTGCATACATAACCTTACGCAAAGCCGGTCGTATTTCCTCGTAAATTTGCTGCTGCTTAGTGGCCGCAAGATGTTCTGTTTTAGTGACTGCCATTGCCATTAAAGTAAATTGCGGTAGATATGTTAATTTAACAGGGTTTTGGGGCGTGGCGGTGATTACTGCGTCACTTACTGTATTACGATCCTTACTGGCATCTTCCGGGCCAAAAACTATAAACAAAGCAGGTTTCGGGTCTCTATGCTTATTATATTCGGTCACTGCCCTTGTCGCATCTGCCGCTATAAAAATCCGTTGGGCGGTTGAATAGTCGTAGGTATCAAAAACTACTCCTTCAGGTATCAAAGTGTCCGCCAGCGGAACAGAAAACGTATTATCGTCTATTTTTGTTACGACCAAAAACCCTAAAAGCAGACTGCGAGGCTCTATCATGTTACCCAGAGCACCTACAGCATCTGCATCAGCATCAAAAGTAATAGTTTCTCTCTCAGCCGAAGTAATAGTGAAATCACTTCCGTTATAGTTACTATCTGCAAAATCCTGAAGGACAGCTTTATTGTACCCTCCCTTATTTGATAAACCACTGGTGCGATCATGCTCGAAAGATGTTGTCAAGGTAACTTTACCTGTACCGGAATCAAAAGATGAGCCTGTCACTGGTACTATTATTTTAACATCGGCACCTACTATAACGGCACCGGTAGCCAAACCATGTCCAGCAGATGTGATCTTTATTACACCTGAAGCGACTACGGCGGAGCCTGACACGTTATCCCCGAACTCCTGCGTGTATCTGGGGAGGGCTTCCATCAGTCTCTGTTTTACATCGTTAGGCGTTATCATTTTTTACGTAACTCCGTCGCTACCCCTTGGTTTATAGCCTGACCTACCTCACGAGCCTTACTCAAAGCTGCGGGTTTCAGGTGAGGTCTCTTTTTTAACTGTCCTCCGGGGGAACCGTTCTCAAGTAGTCCTCCATACGGTGCGATGTTTGCTCTATCGCCTATAATTAATTGTGTAGCACTTGGGGCAACAGAATCAACGCTTTCGGCCAAGGCTCCTGATAGATCAGCCGGGGCCTCACCGGGGGCTGAGGCTTGGTGTATCCTTCCACCTATCAGATATAGCCTACCGGTCTTTGGCGGACTCTTAATCAGCCTGACGACTTCTCTCTCGATCTCAGGACCAACCTCCAGCAAACCCCTACGGATACCCTCTTTAGTATTAAAGATGGCTCTATCAATAACCAAGAAAGCTGTATTGTCCACTACAGTTATCATTATTAAATCCCTACCGGACGACCGGGGAAAACTTCGTGCATTAAAAGAGGTGTTGGCCTCCCTATACTTACCGACGCTCCGCTACCTGTATTATTATCTATCGGCACTTCTAACTGCCCAAGATTCTGCTCTACCGAATTTCTAAGACACTGCCTAAAAGCCGAGATAGAGTCAGCATCACGAACTATAGGCACATCGTCAAAATTATCTCTAATAGCAAACTGTGTTTCAATGTACATCACAGGCAAGATACAAACCAATTTGTACATCACCCAATAAATCTCCGTCACCTCTGCCACACCTCGTAATACCTCATCAGATGTAGTGGGGTTATCGACGGAGGGTAAAGCAGCTAACTCGGTAGCTCTTGCCAATGTCAGCCTGCGATAGAACTCCAACCTAACATCAGAAATAGCCTGATCGATCATAGTCAAAGTGTCCGTATCGACTGTTTCGGACATCCGCAACTTTTGCAGCAACACAGACTTTTCGTTATATAAAGGTTCTACAGCCATAATTATTATTTACTGTCCTTGCTAACAAACTCACTGGACAACTTTTCGATCAAACGTTTTTTAGCGTCAGGCCCCTCAAACTTTTCCAACGGTTTATTATAATCCGCACACCGCACCTTGTATACAGCTATCAGTTGCTCAAAAGGAACATCCTCTAACTCTTTAGGATCGGCGTCCCATACCATAGCCGCACCTGTCTTTTTGGGGGTCTCTACAGGCTTCGTGTCGAGGTCAGGTTTTATCTCCCCACCCTTGGCCGCAGCCAACTTAACTTGCAGAGTATCCAAACGACTATTAGGGGCGAATTTGATATCCAGTTTTTTCAACTGTTTCTTGATACCATCCTTTTCGGCTTCCTGCTCTTGAGACAGTCTCTCCGCCGTTTTTTTCTTGGGTGTTATAGCCGCATCCGGGGTCTCATTAACGGGGCCTGCGACACGCCTACCTTTTTTCGCAGGTACTACAATCGCTACGGGCTTCGCCAGATTAAGCTCGGTTATATAACCCTGCTCTTTAAGGCGATTAAAAGTAAGAGCCACCATTTCACTGGCATAAAACACGGTGCCTGCTAAAAGCTCTTTACGTCTATTATCCCTCAGATTGATACTGCATACAAATTTCTTTTCTTCTGCCATGTTATTACCCTTTCATTTTACCTCTTAGAATAAAAAAAGCGGAAGAAAGCACAATGCCCGCCTCCGCTTTAGGTTACTGTTAGTTACCTTTTAGATAACTTTCATCGATACCAACCAATCAGGTCGATACAGCCAAGGGAACGGCCTACTCATAATCAGGCCCTCGTAAGTGCCTTGGTCGAACTCAGGAGCTTTGCTGTCAAAATAACGCTCTGTAATAGCGTTACCTTCTAGGATAGCTCTGAGATCAGGGATCATACCGAACATAAGCCGTCTGGCGTCCAGTGCTCTTTGCCCGGTATTGAAAAACTCGACGTAATCATCCCTAATCAACACCTCAGCGGCACCGCCGCCGTCCGGGTTGAATGTTCCTGTGTATTGAAAGAAATCTACATCGCCGATAAATCCAATGTGCATCATACCGTCTTCTTTGATCTGGCTAAGAAGGTTTGCTCGTCCAACATCGATTCCTGATGTAGTCTTAAGGGATGTGACCTCGTCACCCTCAAGCATACCTCTAAGGGCAGCACCAGCACCGGCACCGCATATAGCGACATTAGGCAAAGGCCCTCTTTTATTGGATACGACTAACTTAGCATCAGCGATATCCTCAAGAGGTACAGCCGATCCGCCGTCCCACAAAGCCGACACTGTAAATGTATTGATTGCTGGCTTGCCTGTGCTAATTACAAACGAGTCTTGGCCTTCTACAGAATACTCTATCGTACCCCTAAGAATGTATGCAGCCATCCACTCGATACGGTCGTCGATCAAGGTGTTCATAAAATCGATGTCTTTGGTGATAGCGTCACGCACCTGTTGTAAGGCTATTGAGGTGTTGGTAAACACCGGCTGGCCTGCTGTACGTTTGGCAAACTTAGTACTCCACTGAAGAGGCCGTTTGATATTAATAAACGGCGTATCTATCGTGTATGAAGTACCATTCTGAGAATCCATGATTATAGCCTTCTGGCCAACCTTGACAAAAGGTGCCATCCCGTAGGTACCCTCAAGCACATCCACCTGAGCAGTCTCTTCGAGGAGGTTCTCTTTTACACTAGGCGGGAACAGCAGCTTGGTAAGTGCTGTATAAGGTTTTATCCTCTTGTTGACAAGCTTATTCAGTACACGCCTATCAGTTAGTGTCGTGATTGGGGATGCTGGCATTTCATTTCTCCGAGTTATTTAATTAAATGTTTTTCTGTTTCTTAGAATCTTCCGGCGATGCCTTGAACTATCAGGTCCTTCTCTACTAAACCGTTCTTCAATGCTGTGTTGAGTGCCGTTACATCACTTGCGGCTACCAGACTCTGAGGCAAAGCCGCATGTATCTGGCCCTTTACCATTATAACAGCCATGATATCATTCGTGGTGGTGTATGATCCACTATCAGTAGTGCCTCCAGCAACAGCCGCTACGGTGTACGTGAATGTGGTTGCCGTGAGTACTGTGATCGCTGCTGTAATGTTTAATTTAGTCTCAGTGGCCCCTGAAAATGTAAGTGACATGCCTGTTACCAGACCATGAGGATTAGTTGTGGTTGCGGTACATACGGTATCGGTCCCTGTCAAAACGACCAAGGCGGCTGTGCCTGTATCAGTGCCGATCTGAACATCATTAGGATTGACAAACCCTCTGATGTTGTCTGTGCCATTAGTAGCGGTGCCTGCTGTGGCCACTCCGCCGATTCCTGCTCCGGTAAGACCGGCGATACTTCCAGAAAGTGCTGGTAATGTGACTACTTCATCCAGAGCACCAAAAGTAGACGTATATGTAGTACTGGCGAGTATTGTTGTGGTTACGATACCTGTAGCAAGCAAGATAGCCGCATCTACAGCATTGGCTGTTGCATCAAAAGCGATACCTGCGGTAGTCGTTCCGTCTACAGTGATCGTAAAGGTTCCGCCAGTGGCTGTACCTACATCAACAGCTATAGTGGAGGGGTCAGGCACAATCGCTGTGCCTACGACGGTCTCACCCTCAGCCCCTGCTGTATCAGTCAGTGTAACGGTGGGGAGTGTTACCACCTCTGTTAAGCTGTCGAATGTGATTGATACTGCATCGATACCATTCGTAACCACAGTTGCTACCACCGGTGTAGCCAAAGCAGCCAAAGCTGCTTCTATTTCTCCAGCGGAGTCAGCAAAGTTTATAGCCGCTGTGGTCAAGGCACCTACCGTTATTGTGTATGTGCCGGTAGTTGCGGTACCCACCGTAGCTAAAGCCTCTTCTCCAGTGGCTCCCGTAATACTGGCCACAGAGGCAGAAACTGTTGGTAGCGATATAAGGTCTGCTATATCATTGAAATATATTGCTATATTACTGAGTCCGTCTCTAGTGACCTTCACAGTATCCGGGGCGTGTGTTCCTATAGCCAATACTGCTGTTTCTATGGTTAATGCAGAAGCGTTCCATGCAATAGCCGCAGAAGTATTCCCATCATAAGTTACAGTGAAGGTGCCTCCTGTAGCAGGAACGCCTACACCCAAACTGATATTGAGTATCGTAGGGTCGATGTCCCCCTTGAGGTCGATATTGAATACTGACGGGTCTGGTACCTGTGCCGTACCGGGAGCTACTACAACACTCTCTGTAATATCACCCTCTATAAGAGTGGTGTCTGCCGTAACAGTAGGTAATGTTGCGACCTCTGTTGCAGCGTTGAATGTGATCGTATATACCAGAGTATTTAAGGCTACTGTGGCGATATAACCGATAGCCTTCAAAGCGGCGGCAACTGCAGCAGCACTTGCGTTGTACGCTAAGGCGGCAGTAGTAGCACTATTGACGGTGATGGTGAACGTTCCACCTGTGGCACCGGTAAGAGTAATGACCAATACGGTCGGGTCAGGAGCCATCCAAGGAGCATATTGCTCTGTAGACTCATTATATGCCATAGGGTAGCCCACTGCCAACACCGCTAAGGCGTCTGCGGAACCTATAGTAACATTGATATCATGCTTGCTACTAATCCTTGCTTGAGGGTCAAGCAAAGTGTTGGCTGCAGCGTTGTTGATTTGGTTATTGAGCTTCAAAGTCATTTCATTTCTCCAATAAATAGAGGCTTATTTGTTATCTTTACGGCCTTTTATATTTGGCCTTTTGTTTTTACGCTACTCTTGCTCTTGCTTCGTCTTCTTCCTCTTTTTTCATCTGAGCCAAAAGAAGATCGCCCCAAGCGTTATCACCATCTGCTTTAGCCGCACGAACCGAACTGGTTTGGTTTGTATGGAAAGCATTATACGGAGCCTTACCGTTTTCTTTTTGGATGTCAACTTCTCTACCTTCGATAATCTGTTTCTTAAGGACGGTAAATTTGTTTATGGAGTCGAGATCAGAAGAATCAACAGCCTTGGACAACTCGAATATTCGCACACTCTTAGCGTGCTGCTCTACTTCCACGTCCGAAGGATTAGCTTTCAGAACCGGCTCAATGTAACCCATACCGAGCTTGGTTTTCTTGTCGTCTTCAGCTTTTTTAGCCTCGACTAGCTTCTTGTCGGCTTCTTTTTTTGCCTCTCCCAAGCTTTCGATAACTGCTTTAGTAACTTCGGTAATCAACTCTAGTTTTTCTTTAGGTTCCATTGGTTTCTCCGATTTTTTTATTTTACTTGTACCTGTTATATTTTCAATTAACTTACCGATCATTTTCATTACTGTAGACAGTTCTGAATTGTCTTCTTTGGCCAGCATCATACCGCCCATGCTGATCCCACCCCAATCGCCGTCACGATATTGTTTTCTTAGACCCTCGTTTTCTATCTTTAGTACGACACCCCAACCACCTGTAACGTCTACCGAGTTACCCTCGTAATCTTTAGTGTCTATAAAACGGGGATCGTCTTTTTGTATGATGAAAGATTCGGCAACAAAAGCATCGGCCATAGGCAACACTTTTTCATTATGCCTAATATCGATCCCTTTACCTCCGGCACCAAAACCATAAGCAAAATCTTTTATGACCTCCTCAGATGCCGTATCTCCCTGACTGTCCTGCATATCGGGGGCATACACAACAGCTAACAACTCCCCTTGTTCTGTCATGCCTTCCTTTACAAGCATGGATAATGCTATATTGGAGTCTTCTTCGCCGTCTGCCTTATACACAGTCTGTATTTGGTTGGCACCTTTAGGGCACAACGACAAAAATTCTATCTTTGCCTTCAAAATCCTACGATTAGCTTTAGTCTTTTTCTTAGCCATATATTACATTATTGCCGGTGGTTATATATAATTCAAGCAAAAAATACAAATTTTTTTAATAATTATCAAAATTTTTATAAATACGCAGATTATCCACCTTTTCATCTCGCCACCGCCCTTCTTTATCTTGCTACCGCAATCCTTGCAGACTCGGTTGCGTGTGGGTAGAACGCCATAACCACGCCATCTGCCCTATCAGGAGATTTACCTATGGTGCCGTGTTCAGCATCCTTCATATTCTTGGCATAATCATCCTTTGACTCTATTTTAATTCTACCGGAAGTCCTATCTACGACATATCTTCTGGTAGTCAGTTGGACTTTTAGTTTCTTATCCAACTTCTCCCCAAGATAAACTTTTCTATCCTTAACAGCCTTTGCAAACAGGCACCAAGCCTCTGTTATCTTATCGCAATATTTAGTACTTTCATGTGCGGTATTTTGTGAGTAAAACTCGTGAACTCTTTTACCCATTCTACGCTTATCACCTAACGCACCTACCGCAACTTCCCCCATGCCTGACGTATCCACAACATATAAACAATCTTTGTTGTCCCACCCGTATTGATCCTGATAAAAGATTCCTTTATCTATCGCATTGTTAGGGTCGGTTTTCTCCGCCCACATCTTAAACATGATACCACCCTGACGAGGAACTACAACATTTTCATCCCCACCATAACGTGCAAGGTCGATGCCTATCTGTTTAGTAACGTCAGGATTATTTAACAGCACATTATTCAGTGTCTCTGGAGTACAACAAGCCTCTAAATCTTCTTCGGCAATTAAACAATTAGGATCAAGGTTTGGAAACTCCCCTAAAACAGAAATTCTATACACGTCGCTGTTTTTTCCGAACTCCTCTTCTATTTCTTTATTTCTACGTTTAGAAAAATAATCTGTCTCAGGAGTCTCTTCGGTATTCCAATGTAAACGTTTCCATTTTGCTTTTTCTTTATTAAAACTATCGAAGAAAGCGCAGAGCCTAGTATTGTGTACAATTAAATTATTGGCTACAAAATTACCTGCATCAGGCACAGATAAATCATAGACTGGTTGTGGCCCTATTCTTTCTGTGCCTGTTAGTCTAACCCATCTGATATCGTTACAAGCCAAATTACTATATTTCCCATCATATTCAGACTCTCTACAAAAATCCCCAAAAGATTTTCTGGACAACCTTCTAACCCGCCTATATTTTTTTCTGTATACAGCAGTTAATGTCCCTTTTTTTCTGCCCTTAACAGGTAAACCCATCTCGGCATATATCTCATTCATTTTACTATTGTCTATTGGGACTATATCACAGTTAGGATTATTTCCTTTAGCAAAAACCATCTTGTCCTCTTTTGTCAGCACAGGGCCTACCAGCTTTTGCCATCTGACTTGGGATGATAATTCTGTAATACCTAAAGTCCAAGCGTCGAAAATTCTGCCTTTTAGATAGCTGGATGTTTTATGGTGGTACTTAACTCTTGTTGGAGTGTACCAACTACTGCTATGTATTCCTTCTCTTAACAAAAGTGTCTGTATATCGTCTATCAGTTTTTTATTACTTAAGCATATCTTTGGTCCGTATCTGTTAAAACTACCATCACAAGCCCATATCCTGTTTAAGAATAAACCCAGTTGTCTGCGGCATAGTAAAAAAATATCTGAAGGCACTCTCTTTGTTTTAGCTAAGCATCTTGATATTTTCCATTTACGTAAATATTCTTGCATACCTGTACAACTCAACGTCTCAGCTTTACCGCTATACCCTACTTTTTTTACACCTCCACCTAAAGCCTCTATATCTAATGTAAACTCGTCTATTATTTCCTTGTCAGCATTAGTAAAAGAACACCTTGCCGTTGTTTTATATGCCCCCTTAGATGTATTACCGTCTGATATAAAATATGCTATAGCACGAACTTCTGAATCTCCCATTTTTGTATATGTATCAGGTAATGCCAGCTTTCTTGGCATAGCAACTAAATCTTTTTCACATAACTCTCCTGCCTTAGCCCATCCATTAGGAGTATACATTGGATGATCGGTACTTAACTCTATTTGTTGTCCTGTGTTTACAGACAATCTAACACATTCTTTTTCCCCTGAATAAACAGCTACCGCGTCGTATTTATCTATTTTTTCTGTGGTCTCATTCATAGAAACCACCCTACAAAAACCCTTACCCGCTAAATCCTTGACGGCTATTCGTCCTTTAGTAGTATCGTATATTTCCGTATCCCCTACAACACAGTTGGGGTTCCCTATTCTCACATGCAAATAAGTACCTTCTGCATTGGAAAGTGTTTCTGTGATCGCATTGGAAATCATGTTAGGGACACCAGATGCTTCCTCTTCCAAGAAAGCTAAATATTTATTATGTATTCCTTGGAACGCTTCTTTTTTGAGTGCTGTAACTAGCTGACAACCCCAATCACTATTTTTAGCTCCTAGTATACCGTAGCCCTTACCCCTAAAATTAAATAATTGTGCTATACGTGGATCGGCCTTGGTGCTTGTGACAGTATCATACGCCTCTGATAGCCAAACCTCTTGGCATTGTCTAAATGTAGGGGCTGTTACGATCAGGGAGCTTTTAGGGTGTGTCACAGACCAGTGTGTGAAAGAGACAGCAGTTGCTTTTGTGTTATGTACTATTACATGGTTGCACACAAAATTATGATTATCCTCGACACTTACATCGTATGTTTGCTGATCTCCTATATCCCCACAACTTTTTACTTTCACCCACCTAACTTGAGATTTAGCCCACTTCTTATACTTTCCTTTATACCCAAACAATTCAACAAAAGCCTCAAACTTTTTTCGGCCTAAACAAGCATGACTCACGCCTCTAATGCCAAAATCCCGTAATCTATTATTAGACATACCAATTTCTTTGCAGACATAATTCCACTCTTTATCATAAATAGGAATTATGTCCTTGTTACTATTAGCTTTTTTATCTAGTAGCCCTTGTTTTAATGGCTTTCCTATCACCTCTCCTATAGTATCCATCCACCTCTGCAAATTATCTGATCCGCATACCTCTAACCGCCAAGCATCAAAATATTTATCACCACATTTACTCTTTTTATATCTAACAGATGTGTGGACTCTGAACGACGCTAGTGCTGTCTGAATATCATATACTAATCTTTTACTAGTTAAACAAATACCATATCCGTCTTTCGTTGAGTACCCATCGCACTCCCATAAAGCCAAAAGAAACGATGCCATACCTCTTTTACCTGACACCCACACAGCCTCCGGTATTTGCTTATGTTTAGATAATTTACCTATTAATTTATGGCTTTTTAAGAATGTTGTCACACCTTTCACATAATAACTGTACTTGCTAGTGCGTGTAACGCCTTTACCTATTTTTTCTGCTATTGATATAAATCTTTTTAATGTATCATTATCTTCTTGTGTGAATGTTGCCCCCGACCTTTCAGTTAAACCACCATCCCCTATTAAATAACCTAAAAAAGCACAATCGTCTTGACTTATTCCTTTATTTTTCAAATCAAACTCTCTAGGAACTGCCATCAAATCTTTTGTCGTAATCTCTTTAGCTTTTATCCAACCTCTCTGCGTAAATACTTTATGCTGCGAACTTATTTTTATGTTATTGCCTGAATCAGTAATTATCTCGGTGCATTTTTGAATGGTGGATTTTTTACATACAGCACTCTTATATTCCATTTGTAGTTTTTTGGACATAGACAGGATTTTTATATTCTTACCTACTATATCACCCACCTTAACTACACCCCTATTTCTGTCATAAACAACCATGTCAGCCAGAACGCACTTGCCCGGTCCTTTTCCCGCACGACAGGCTATGTTAGGCTTGCCTGTGCCGTCGATAGCCTCTTGGTATGCGTCTAAATATTCTCTCTGTTGCCAATTAGGCTCAAACCCCAACAACTCACAGTATTTGTATACGTCCCCCTTGAATGATAATACAAAATCTGTAAGAGGTTCTTTCTTCTCCGGCCTCTTCATCGACGTAATAAACCGCCCCGAAGATACCACAGGAAGTATCGGTGAGCTTTTTTGGGTTACTGGTAGCATGTTACTGAGTCGGAAAAAGGTTAAATTAACTGCCTTTTTTCTTCACTCCGGTTTTAGGCTTGCTTTTAACTTTTGTCTTGTCTTTAGACTTTACTTTAGTGCTCTTTCCCATGATTTACCTCTCTAGTCACCATTATTAATTAAATTATTTACTTTAACTTTTATGACTTCCACATCAGTGACCATCTTTTGCTGTGCGTTACTTGTAATAGTTTGTGTGGCTTTAATGTCCCTCAAAACATTATAGGTATTCTCAGCCAAACCCTCTATGTCTTTATACTGGAGCCTAAGTGCTACAATATCATCTTCTGTATTCTCTACTTTAGCAAGCAGTTCTTTGTTGGCTTTCTTAAGTTCGTTACCCACATCCCCTACTCTAACAAGCAAGTTTTTGTCCGCCGCCTTAAGTTCTTTATCTGCGTCCTTGCTATCTTTCTTTACATCGGCTATAGCAGCAGTATTTGTTACGATAGTGTTCACCCACCCACCACCTGCAAAAACTATTAACACCACCCAAAAAACATAACTGCTCCACTTTAGCAGCGGCTCTTTTGTAGTTTTCTTTTCTACAGTGCTTTCGTCTGGGGTAGTTTCCTTCAACATTGATGCTCTCCTATTTTTTTATGCTCTAATTAAACTTATGCTCCTACCCATGCTTGAGATGCTGGTGTAGCTGCAGGGGCTGGTATTACCAAATCAGCGAAGTTAGCCGGTACTACCGTTCTATGTTCTATGTCTATAGAAATGCCTACTGTAGCACTTATTCCATACAGTACAAAATCGTTGCAATCAGTCTCTGCTTGTAGCAAATCGAAAATATAAACCCCCGGCATGTTGATACTGTCCAACTCGGTAGGATTAACGTCGTTACTCTGTGCCGGAGACGCACCATCTTTGCTGATGTACGCTGTTATATTAACTGCATCACCTGTCTTAGCTGAGTCGCTTACAGTGTCGTGAGCGTATATCTGTATTTTTTGACTTGCTACCTTTTTTTGCATTATACAATTCTCCTACGTCTTGCCCCTTGTTTTTGTTGTTGTGCCCCTCTACTTAAACCACCACTTCCAGTATTGAGACAAGGACTGCCAGACAATAAAATTCTATTGTCACCGAATATAGGATCATCAGTAATATCCTCTTTACTCCCTAAATATTCCGAGCTATCCACACCCCCATTATTAGATGAACAATTTGCCTTACCAAAAATCAAACTACTATTACATTTAATATTCTGTGTTGTACTCTTATCTATAATACAACTGTCCATCTCCAAGGAAAATCCCGTTAGCCCTGTAGTTTCTATACCATAATTATTATCAGCGAGAGTGCAAAACAAAATGCTACCTACAGCCGCTGATATACCCGCAGCAGTATTGTTGATGCATTGACAAAAAGTATTATGAGCATAATAATTATATATCCCATCTACTCCATTCCCATTGCAAGTGCACTTATTAGTGATCCCTCCTGCCACCGACTGAAGATAAATACCATGTCGTGCATTATCATTACAGATACAACTGTCTATAGAAACACCTTCCCAAGGCAAAAAGTTTTGGTGAAAATCTATACCATCATAGCAATCTGTAAATTTACAGTTTTCTATAAGAATACCTTTAAGGAAATCAAATGTACTATTATATCCGAATATGCCGGAGTTGCCTCCTGCCTGATTTGTGTTGGTTCCGTGTACGTTCCTTATTATAATAGCGTTAGTGTTAAAAAGCGTAATAATAGGAAATGCTCCACCATCAGCATCAAGTACAGTATATGTACCATAATGAGCACCCCCTATATCTCTATCGCCATCGTCCATAGTATCATTAGATGGTGCTACAGTATCATACCCTAAAAGATGTGTGATAGAGATATTTGCTAAAACACCATTTGGTAATGCAACAGTTCCGGAAAGTGCTGGTTCGTCCAAACTAGTGAGTATATATTGACTCTCTATAGCAGCAGACAGAGACGCTTGTTGGGCCGCATGAATATGTGTATCGTATGCCCCTCCCACATTAGTAAAAGCTGTGGGCACTACCTCCGCCGCCGCACCTACTCCTGTAAATGTAAGCACATCTGTAGAAACATCTGTAATCTCAAAAGTACCAAATATTGACACACCCCCTATATACACATAATCACCTATAGATACTCCTATGTGAATATCTGTTTTAGTCAATGTTTTAGTAAAACCGTTATACAACACTCCTGTCTTAGCATTTATAGGAGCACCATTAACACCCATAAAATCAGACAAATCTTTACTCGCTTGCCATACAGACAAAGGTATAACAGCAGGATTTTGTACCCCTCCTGCTCCTGTGCCCCTACCACCAACAAAATGTACAGAACCGCTCATAAAATTATTTCCTTAATATCTTCTTCAACTACGTCTTCAGCTGTAGATTTTTTTGTTATAAGACCATTAATATATTTACCTACTATTGTGTTTTTCCAGCCAAATAATCCAGCATCTAACACTTGTTTTATTTGCTGCACATTTTCATCATTCTCTGCAGCTTCTATCTCAAAAACTAGCAGTGTCTTTATCATATTCATCTTACCGGGACTATGCTTTCTTGCATCACAACCTGTAGTTGCACATAACTCGTCATGGATCATGGTCCTTAGTTCAACAGATGTCTTATTAAGGGCCTTTAGTTTTATATATTCATCGGTTTTATTCATTATTTCAAAGCCTGCTCTATAATAACATGGACCGTTACTGTTCCAGTATCACAACTAAGGAACACTTTGTCAATAGCAAACTGCTTGAACGACGTAGCCAGCAATATCTCAGTGGCTGCGTCCAAGATCACCGCACCGGCGACACTGGCAGCGTCTGAGATGCTTACGATAGCCGTCTCTGCCCTGTCGTACCTAAGCATTATACTGACACACTTGGACGGTATAGCTGCCGCTGCTGCCCCTCTGACCGTAGCCAGTAAAGCCGCTATAGTTGTTTTTGTTGTGGTTACTGTAATCTGTTCTGATATCATTTTATCCTCTTTTCTTTTTAACCAACATATTCATGTAAACCAAAATACATATCTATGACCTTACCTGTCTGTCCTACACAAGCCGCCCTTGCCCACATCTTTGTTCCGGCAGCAACCCTGCCATCCATCGCATCACTAATGCCTGAGTCATTGCTATTTGTTGCTGCCACATACACAAACTCGGTAAAGTCCTCGGCAGATATCTTAGCTGCTATTCCTGCGGACTCTCCGCTAACTATTTGAATTATATAAGGGGCAGTAGAATTTGTAGTGGTTATTAAAAACCGATGTAGGTCAAACTTAGCCCGCCCGACTGTTATAGGCGAATCACCACTGCCTATTAGTTGTACCCACGATCCAAAATCACTGGCTCCAGATACCAACTGAAAAGCCAGTACGGACCCAGACGCCCTATCGCATACATGTGTTTCCCCGGATGGGATTGCGGCGGCACCGCACCACTTCTCCATGTTGTGTAAATGCTTTTCTATTTCGTTGGCCCGATACGCCAGAGAGTCCTCTACCCCGGCAAGACCATCGGTAGCAAAATCATCTATCTTACGTGTATCTGCTATTATATTAGCCTGATCCGCTATTATGGTATCTTGCTTAGACTCTAAAGCATCGCCGATATTTCCGTATGTAAACCCACTCATACTCTAGCCTTTACTTGCTTCGCTGTCTGTGTCCTCGTTATCGGTTATTATTTTCGACCCGGCCTCTATCTGTTTGGCCTCGCCGACTATTTCCGCTTCCAGAGCATTTTCTAAATTCTCTCTTTTATCTATGTTAGTGTCCTCGTCGTGCCGTGTCAAGCCCAAAATCTGTAGAATAGTCTTGTGGGAGTTCAGTTCTGTGGTAACAGCAGCCGAGTCGCTGCACTTCTCGGCCAGTCTATGCAGTTTTCCGAGCATTATAGAGCGTTCTCTCTCCGGATCGAAAACATTTATCTGCTGCGAATATGTTTTATACGTCTCCACAAAATCAAATGCCTCTGGGTGTGTCAGACCCATGTCCTTTTTAAGAGTATCTATAGCCGAATCCTGCGACTTTTCGGTGACTATTCGGCCTATATGGGGCAGCAGTACGTACTCCTCGAAGGTTTCTATATCGTCGCTGCATGGCCACGCCAGCCTTGCTATGCCGGGGTTTAGTAACGCCGCCACCGCCGCCTGTTCTTCTATATCAAATTCCCCTATACCTAAATGCCGGACCAACAGTTCACATATATTCAAGTATATGGCCAGCGGCCCGTCTGCATCCGCCCTATAATCCTTTGGTGTGTACTGCTCCCTGCGGTATTCCCATCTCAGCTTACCGTTGTTCTGGGGAAAATATCCGTCGTGCATCGGCGGGGGCAGTATCGACATTCCGTGTGCTATATAAAAATCACCGTTGAGTATATATGAGTATTCGTACTTACTATCCTCTGCTATGGCCAGCAAATTCCTCACCGCCGACAGTCCCCTATACCACCCCGCCGTAGGATCGTATGGTATCGGCAATTCAAACAGGTTGACCTGTGCGTTACTGGCACTCATAGAAAGTACCAGAGGCACTCCTACACCGCCTATCCCCCTAATGTGCGTCATGTACCTCACGAGCCTATACGCTACTCTAACCCTCGCCCCGGTCGTTTCTGCTAATGTCTTAGTGGGTATCTTTAATTGCTCCCTGCGGTACTGGAGCGTCTCCCTGCTCCCCTGTAACACCTTGAAAGCCTTTACGTCGTCCTCCGACATAGGTACAGCGTTTGTGTGCAGCATCTCAATTTCCGTATCAGGCAGGTACCTCTTGTGGGTGTGTGCCTGCAGGTCTGCATCGATGTCGTCGCTGGACAGTCCATCCACTGTAGTATGGCTGAGTGCGGATAAAGTCTTGCGTATCGTGCCGTACATAATGTCGGTATCTATAATCGTCTCGGCCAGCGGCGGCACCGAGGGTTTGGTTATTTCAGTCGTCATATAGTCTGATGATAATGTGTTGGTGTGTGTGTGTCAAGTTTTATATGTATTAAGGTATATGGCTGTGTGTATATGTGGTTGTATTTTAGGGCTGTGAAAAATTAGGGTGTTTGATTTTGCCTATGTATATAGTCGGTTGAAATATATGCCCGTGAAAATTTAGCCCCTTTCATTTTTTAGTAGGGGATTAGAGTTATGAATAAAAGCTCTACGTGGCCTTTAATATATACATACTCTGTAGATGCACAAAGATAATAGATCACCATAACTATACAAGTATAATACTATCGACAATTATATATGTATAATATAATACAGGTATAGTGATATATGTATAAACGATATGTATATATGGTGGTGCTATACAGGTATATATAATTCTTATATTTTTTACTTTATTTCTAAAGTTTATCCTTGACATGGTCGATATATATGATATAGTTGTATATAGTAGAATACAGTTTAATAAAGGATATGAATTATGCTTATGACTATTGACAATATAAACACATTACTTTCAGAGCATGGTATCGATGGTATATATGATGATTCTACAGGCTCAAGGTTTGCCGATGATATCGACACTACAAAACCCATTAGCCTACATGCTGTTAAACAGTGGTTAGGTTACTAAATAAATATTTCTTTTATTGAAGGGATCAAGATTATGGATATTAAATACTTATCAGATTATTACAAGTTTACTGTTTTTGAAAAACCGCTATATCAGCACATACACAACTTAACACAAACCGCATCGGGCTACGGTAAAAAACTAACTACTCGCTATATGATCCGGCTACGTAAAAACACTATACGCCGAGTATATGCCACTTGTTTCAGTAATGCAGCAAGCTATTGGGTTATGATCGAAGGCACCAGATACTACTTAAGGGATTGTGATATATAGCCGAATAGTTATACAGCTCTTTTACAAGTAAATAAGGACTTAGTGTGTATTGATATATGTATGTATATCGATATATGTATATATTTATACAGGTATATGAATTATACAGGTATACACTATTTATATATATATAGCAGGGGGGAATAATAGTGTATATGTTTATATGTGACAGCTAAAATATTATATATACAACTCGATACATGTATATTTATACATATATAAAACCGCCCTGACAGCCTTGTATTAAGGATAGTTAGTTTACTACTTATCTTTACTTATTTTATTTTTTTATTAGTATATACTTATAATGATAATTATTATTTGAGAAGACATTATATAATATAACCAAACAAGCCCTTCCCCCTAAAACCATTAATTTTTATATATGTATATTTTCATTATATATGTATAAAACTGCCATATATAAAATAAAAACTTGACACCATATATATAAACGCTATAATACAGAGACGTACAGAGTAAACCACTAAACTACAATATTACTTCTTTTAGGGAATTAATAACATGACAAACGCAAACACCACAAACCAAACAAACCCGATAGAACAAACAAACCCGGCACCGGTCACAGTACCGACAGAGACGGTACCAGAACCACCAAAGCAAAACACAATGAATATACTGCAACACAGAGATATCGACGGTAAACTACTATTTACGATATCCGGCAAATTTGGCAGATATCAAGATATAAAGGATTATCTATACGAGATAATCGGATATGCTATAGAAAAACTGTAAAACGTCGAAGACAATATAAATATAAATATCACTTTAATTAGGGATCAATACTATGACTAAAAAAACAAAATACAACTTTCAAACCATCGGGACATATCTACCTATATTTCCGGGTTTTTACGGTACTGTTTTTGAGTACCAAAGTGACGATATCGAATATAGTCTTTTCAACAATCCCGATAGTATACATGAAACGTTGAAAAGTTTTATATGTGATAATGTTTGGGATTGTATAAACTATTCAGATTACCAGACAGATACTTGCAAAGCTGCAGTTAGCTATATAGACGATATCATAAAAGAAAATACATATTTATGCGATATCGTCAAAACTGTAGAATTCGATAATGTATATTCGCCTAAAGAGTATAATTTCTATAACGATAGTGTAAATATTAATTTGGAAGTTGATTTTAACAAACTATTAAAAGCTTTTATGCGGCATCCTTTGGCGGGTACCTTCTTAAAAGAACGATACACGTCATGTAGTGGTTTTATATCTCATTACCCTAATAATCTTAAGCAGTGGGCAAGAGACGCCTACGAAGACCAAGACCATACAATCGGGACTATGATAGAATTTCTGTTAATGGCCGATGATCCTGAAGGGGAACATATACACGATATGTATGAATATGTCACAGAAAATATATATAGTGGTGACTATATAAATTATGACGGTTTGATTGAAAAGATAAATGAAAAGTTTACTTTTAACGATTCTCTGCTACAATGGGATGAGGAGCAATTAGCAAACTACGAGCCTATTGTGGGCGGTACGTTATAAAACCTGCTAAGTAATACAGGCAGTACAGGGACAGGGATAATATAAATACTGTTTTGAAGGGATCAATACTATGCTATTGACTATTAACGCTAATCCGATAATCGGTACCGTACTATTAAGCTTTTTACTTTATTGTATTTATAAAGTTTTGAAAACGCTATAGTAGACCGGTAGAACAACAAACCGACAGAGACGGTACCAATACCACTACCAAAATATAAACGGAGCAGAGGCGAAGCAGTGAAGCAGAGAAGAGACGGAGACAAAACCGGCATTATAGCGGTATTATATTAGCAGAGACGGAGACAATACAGAAAATATGACTAAACCCCTTTAGTCTATTTATAGCAGGCGAAAAGGGCGGATTTTAGAACGAAGACAATATAAATATAAATATCACTTTAATTAGGGATCAATACTATGGAGACTAAAAAAGAAGATTCTTTGTTGGCATTAACTAAGGAAATACAGAGTTATGTATTAAAGAGCAAAAAATTTAATGTTAGGAAAGAATTTCATTTACTCAATATAATGGCTCAGGCAGTGAAACAAGCAGAGAAAATAGAAGCATTAACAACAAAACTATCTAGTATGGTATAACTAAAATATTTTTTAATTAAAAGGGTAAAACTATTATGGAATCAAACAATATCTTTTCAATCGGTGCGGGCGGGATGCAAAATATCTCTGTACCTGCAAACCACGAAAAAAACAATCTATCTATTGGCACTGTCTTACAATTAAACGGGTACAACTGCCCCCGGTATGTCATAGTAGAAAACAAGGGGATCAGTGACACTACACCGCACTATGGATCAAGGTATAATCTTGTGAACCTGAAGGATTTTACATTCAAAATAGAGAGTTCCTACGAATTTGACCATATAAGCACTAAGAAGGATAACCGCATACACATGTATTATACCAACGAAGTACTACCCCCGGACGAAGTATTTAGTATATGGGAAGAGGCAAAAGAAAAAGCCCGAAACACTGCAATACAGCAGGCGAAAAATAAAGAGATTACAGATAACAGAATTGCCGCCGGGCGTATGCTACTTAATAGGTTTATCCCGGCAGACTGTCCCGCTTTAATCGTAGCGGAACTGGAGACGGACGACTGCGACTCACAAACCGATTATTTTAGTACCAAGCGCAGCGGAAAAGTTATTTTAGGCTGCTCTAAACACAAAAGAGATATTTTCTCAGAGATGCGGAAGTTTGCGCATAAAATCCCTGAGACGGTACACCTTGCAACGGCCCCGGCCACAAAAGAGAACAGCGAACACCCGGCAGACGAACACCGAGAGAAATATTCAATGGGGGCCGGGTACTACCTGAAAACAACGGGCCGATATTCGACAGGCTGGAGAATATCAAAATATACAAAATACGGTGATAAGTGGGGGGACGATATAAGTATATCGCTTGCGGATCGATGCGTTTTCACCGATAAAGAGCCGCCCCCGGAGAAGGCCCCAGAACCGGCACCAGAGCAAAAGCCCGAAAAGGTGGACAATGACACCCAAAAACCAGATAAAGAGCCACAACAGCCAGCAGCGGCCCCGGATTTACCGGCAAAAGCAGCAGAGAAAACACCCCCCACAATAGCAGAGTACAAAGGACACCCCACAATACAGCTACCTATGACCAACGGTAAAGGCTTTACCTTTGGATTATCTAAGGCGGCGGCGGTGTTGGAATATATCGATGAGATAAGGGAATTTGTCGAAGGGGGTGCATAGTGAATACATTATCAAAAGTAGCAGAACTTAAAGAAGCCGGGCAGGATTTCGAGTGGTACCCGACAACCGATGATATGATTGATATGATCTCCGCCCGGTCTGGAGTTGTTCACTCTGTACTTGATATCGGGGCGGGGGATGGGCGGGTATTGGAGAGGCTCGACAAGCTAAACTTTAGGCGGAAATATAAAGATGATGGATGTAAGGAATTTCACAGCACAATCGACAAGTACGCCATAGAAAAATCGACTATACATATAGAAAATATGCCGCCTGATATTAGTATAATCGGCACAGATTTTTATATGCAAACCCTAATCGATAAAAAAGTTGATATGGTTTTTTGTAACCCGCCCTATAGTGAGTATGAAGATTGGGCAGTTAAAACGATCAAGGAGGCAAACACTAAAACAATATTTCTTGTTATCCCTTCCCGGTGGGCGGATTCTAAGCTAATCAGGCAGGCTATAAAGCAACGTAACGCCATAGACAAAGTAATATGGCGGGGAGACTTTGCAGACGCTGACAGAGCAGCCAGAGCCGAAGTGAACATATTAAAAATAGTTATAGCCAGCGGGAAGCGGGGATATGAAGGAGGCTATGAAGGAAACGAGACCGACCCTTTTAATGTCTGGTTTGAGGAATATTTTTCAGACTTTACAAAGATAAAGATAAAGATAGAATCCGAAGAGGACGAGGATGAGAGCGAAGAGGTAACAAAAACCGATCCCATAAAAGAAATCGTAGAGGGCCAAAATCTTATAGAGCGTTTGCAACTGCTCTATGTAAAAGAAATGAATAACTTGCTTAACAACTATAAGAATCTATCACAGCTTGACGCAACACTACTAAACGAACTCGGCGTCAGTGTAGATGGAATTAAAAAAGCTTTGAAACTTAAGATTGAAGGTATAAAAAATAAATACTGGAAAGAGCTTTTCGACAACCTTGACAAGATAACAAACAGGCTGACCAGTAAGTCCAGAGAGACTATGCTTGAGAAACTAAGAGCAAGCTGTAACGTAGATTTTACGACTGATAACGCCTACGCAGTAGTGCTATGGGCGATCAAGAACGCAAACCAATATATAGATCAACAACTAACGGAGGTTTTCAGGGAATTGTCCGAGCCGGATTGTGTCAAGAATTACAAGTCAAATATAAATACATGGGAAAAAGACCGCTGGAGATATAAGGACAGAAACAAACACACTCACTATATGCTTGAGTATAGGATCGTATCGGAAAGACATGATGCCATACAAACAGAAGAATTTTCTTGCTACTACACAAACAACCTCTCCGATAATTGTCACAAGTTTATAAACGATATATTCACTGTGGCGAAAAACTTAGGTTTTAGTATGGCATCTTTTGAAAACTCAAACAGGAGACAATGGGAGTCTAACCAAGAGCAAGAGTTTTCTTATCAGGGCGGTACACTGGCCAAAATTAGAGCCTTCAAAAACGGAAACATACACCTGAAGCTTGACCAGAAATTTATTAAAACTTTGAACGTCGAAGCTGCCCGACTATTGAAATGGATAAAAACCCCGCAGCAGGCAGTAGACGAGATGGGGCTGGACTTCGATTTCGTCAAGGCAAGATTTAATTCTAATCTGTTGTTCGGCGTATCGGACGGCGTGAAACTATTAACTAAATAAGAAAGGAAATAATCATGTTAGAGAAAAACGAAAAAATCGACGGTTGGGAAGTAGTTTGTACTATAATCGACGAAAGAGGCGGAGAGCGAGACTTTACCACACAAAACTTAGGGCTGGACTTACCGCAGACAGTAACAGAAGGTGTGAGTGAACTCCTAGCCGATAACTACCCCGTTACATGGGGAGACGGTGGACTAAAGGAGAGTGATGCGAGTGTTGACTTGATCGCTTCCGGGTACGAGTGGATTTGCCCTGAGTGTCACGAAAGTAACGAGGAAGTAGAGATAACGGAAAGCGTCAAGTGTGCACACTGTAATACAAAATTCAATCAAACTGACCACGAACACGCTATAGGATAAAATAAAGTATGTCCGTGTTGGCAGGTAATTAGCGAGAGTTTCATAAGCTCCATCCTACTGATTACTTGAGCGATTATGGCGGGTTCAATTCCCGTCAGCGGGCTTAATAAAATAAAGTGTTGACGAAATAACCAGAATACTATATTATGTAAATTAGAAAGGCAGAAAATGAAAAACTCTGATAACACTAAAGATATATACTTTTTTTACTCACCTATTTTATTCCTATTTTTTCTTTTGTTATCATCTCCCCTACGCCCCTATGTCCCCCCGGAGAAAATGCCCCTCTCCTCTATACAAAGTGCTCCGGGGGGACACACCTTAAACACTGTATGGCCCGACAAGGCAAATTATACGGTAGTTCGTATGGAGGTAACGGCGTACTATCCTATCGAGAAAAATCTTGACAAATATACTGTTAGTCTGTATAATACAGAAAATGATATATTTGAAAGGATTAGTAATGAACAAAAAGTGCAAGAATTGTGGCAATCAGTTGACTGGGCAACAGGTAAAGTGGTGTTCTCGACAATGCCAGTCTCGTTGGTGGGCAAAAATAAACATAGCACGCTTCAAGTTTTTTTGTGTGCAATGCGGGAAAAAATTTTACAAGAACAGGCGGGTAAATGCGCATGGACAGATACCCAAATACTGCTGTCGTTTATGTGCGAACATAGCTTCAAGCAAACCGAGGATCAAAGAAAAAACCCGCCACAAAACACAAGGGTATATTTCTATCTGGAAACCGGATCACCCAAGATCGCATTGTGGGAGAGTGCGGGAACATATCTTGGTGGTGGAAAAAAAGGAAAAGAGGTTGTTACGGCCAAACGAGATTGTACACCATATCAATTATATCGAAGACGACAACAGGCCAGAGAACCTAATAGTCTTTCCAAGCAACGAACTACATCAAAAGATTCACGGAAAAACACGTTATTTAATCAAAGAGTTTATTCGACACAGAAAACTACAAAAAGCACTGACAGAGTTTATTTTAAGGCGATTGTAACAGGGTACTGTATATGTGAAAAATGTTGTGGTATATGGGCCACTAAAGGCATTAACGATGAAGGTGTGCGTCTCACGGCTAATAACAGCCCCGCTGAGGGCTTTTTGATAGCAGCCCCCAGACAGATACCCTTTAATACTTTAATGAGGGTACCGGGTTACGCTGGAGGTTTATTAGTACCGGTAAAGGATCGAGGCGGGGATCATTGCGATGCTATGTTACACGCCTACAGAATCAAGACACATACAAAGAAGTCCGAGGCTTTTATACTGGTAGATGATGAAGGGTTTACCTCGTTCACAGATAACAACTTTTTTGAACTTGGTTTTGTCAATGGTGCTTTGGAATATCTTACCAGAGCACAGGCCACCTCGGTAACTATACGAAAACGACGTAAGAGGGAAGGCAATCTTATGCACTCCACCGAGATATTAGAAACGGCTGTAGGATAACATGGAAAGTACGTGTATAATTTGTGGTAAGCCAGCAGTGTACAAAAAGGTTAGGCACTGTAAAAAATGTCATTCGGATTATAACAAGAAAAATAACAGACTGCACTCTAAAAAAAAAAAAAAAAAAAAAAAAGAAAAAGAGAGGGGGAGAAAAAAGGAAAAAAAAAAAAGGGGAAGGGGAAAAAAAAAAGACAAGAGAAAAAAAGGGTATAAAAAAAAAAAAAAAAAAGAAAATGTT